GTGCGGGGTTTAGTGCTATTTTTAGGATAGCAATGTGCCTATATCCCACGGGGGCTAGAGGCTGGTTTTGTTGGTAGAGTCGCCACGTTATATTGCAGGTTTTGCGGTATACATTGCGTTAAATGGCAAAGATTCAGCGGTTTGTTTTGCGTGTGTCAATTGCACAGCGGTCAGCGGTGCGTGAGCATCAATACCCAATGCGCGGCGTATCGGCTGGCCCACTGGTGAGCTTGCGCCTTGGTGGTGGTACAGCGCCCAAAGCAGCAGACCGTGCATTTGCATCACTTCATTGCTTGCCCACAAAGCCAATTGCTCTTGGCCTGTGGCGCACAGTTCCATTTCTACGTCTGTCCAGTCCATCATTCTTCTCCGATTAAGTTTCGCCGTTTAACACGGCATTCGTGGCGGACGTGCCGCCGCACAATTCGGCGTTATGCAGCAACGGGTCATTCGTCGCATTCGCATGGTGATTGCTCACAAGTCAGGCACCATCCCATTTCAATCAATGTTCTGCGCAAGAGAAAGTGATCTTCTGGTGATTGGCTATCCAACGCCCCAATAGCAGCTTGCGCCAACTTATCCATCGCCGCGTTGTGCTTGATCCATCGCTCCGCATCAATTTCGCGGTACTTTCGTATGGTGTCAATTTCGCGCTGTTGCTCCGCGATTACTCGCTCAAGTGCGGGGCTTGTGTTTGGTGCTGGCGCATTGGCAGCCACCCAGCCGCCCCAAGCCGCATCTGTTGTCTGTGTGCGGTAGCTGTTGTCATCGGCGCGGCCAATGTCCCATCCTTGCTCAAGCGCCCATTGCTCAAATACGGGTCTAATGCCTATGCTCATATATCCTGCCCGCAGTGTGTTTTCTGGGCCTCGTCACGCACGGTGGCCTGCTGCCGAATCTTGTTGTACTCTGGTAGTAAGTGCGCTGCGTCCTCTTGGTGGTGCATAACCCAAACAATCATCTTGTGTAACTCGCTTGGCAGCGCCCCGGCTGTCACTTTGATAGACGATTTCGTGGGGCCAGTGGCTTTGTAGGTGGTGTTGAAAGTGGTTTCCATTTTGTGTTTCCTTGTGGGTCATAGTGGCAAAGGCCGCATCGAATAATTCTTCCCATGCTGTTGTCATAGCCTGCGTTGCATGTGTCGCAGCGTCTTGTTTCTGGTGGCGGTGTTGGTTTCTGCATAACAGGTTGGTCAATCCGACTTTTCAAGCGGCTTACCGCCAGCGTTATGTGACTCTGCCCGCAGTTCTTCCATACACTGCCACAGCCGACCGTCACCGTTCTTTTGGTGCGTCGTGGTGTCCCATGCTTCCATTGCGCGCTGCATTACATGCTGCTGGCGCTCAATCATTGCTTCGGCTTGCGATAGGGCCATTTGAAGGCCAGCAATCACGTCCGAGCTGGTGATGATTGGGACGTTTTCACGTTCGCACCCAGACTTCTTGCAGAAGCCGCCACATGATGAGCATTGGCGGGTCATTCCGCGATCCCAAGCCTATCGAGGCAAGGCGTAGCTTCCAAGAAGTTGATACGCGGTGACTCTTTGCGCAACACATAGTATTCAACCTGTACCTTTGCGCTGCCGATCATCTTCCCGGCAAGGTTCGCCAGTTCGGCGGCTTCGCTAGGCTTAATTGCACCGGCCTTTAGCTGCGCAAAGGTCTGCGCAAGTTCTTTTCTCAGTTCGTCGCAGTTCTGCATTTCCAAATCTCCCGTTTGAGTTTCAATAATTCACGGTGCGCGCCTACCAGTGGCTCCGGTATCTGTGCAGCAGGTATTGCGTACACCTGCGCTATCTTCTTTCTCACATAGCCATCTGTCAGCGTGTCGCGCTCCTTCTTGGCTTGCGCTGCAACCTTGTCGGGGTTTGCAGCTTTGTGCTTCGCCTTTATTGCGTTGCTTCTGGCTCTGTTTTCCGTTCGCCATGCAAGCTGCCGCTGCCGTTCCTCGTCAAGATGCGCAGCCCTGTACGCGGCGTTTCGTGCGTCTATGCGCTCTTTGTTGGCCGCGTAGTAGGCTTTCCCATTCGCTACTTTTTCCGCTTTGTCTTTGTATGGCATGGCTCACCCCGTCACATAACAGGTCAATCAATCGGATGCTTCGCACCGCTTATCTCCGGCGTTACTGCTGCCCCATCTTGCTAACACTGGCCTGCAAATCCTGCACCCGCCACCGAGTAAGCCCTCCAATCTTGACCGGCGCAGGGATGGTGCCCTTGGCTACCTCGCGCCAGAATGTAGACCGGCCCATGCTCAGTAGCTGTGCAGCTTCCAGCGCTGGGACTAGGATTTTGTCTGTGGTGGTCATGCAATCCCCCCAATCCTCTTGCTAACCACCTCACGCACAGTGCTCTCGCTGTAGTACCTCTGCCCACCGGTAGCAGGCTTCGGACACAGATGCCCGACAGCGGCGCGTGGGTGGTAGTGCGTAGGCCCCGTATCGCCCACGTAGCCGCAGTGGTCGCAGGTCCACGGCAGTTGGTAGTCTGGTGCTGGGAGGGTCATTGCTGGCCCTCCTTTGTGCTGGGTGCTGCGTAAAGGATACGGACAGTCGCCTGCCCATGACGCACGTTGTAGTCGTGGCTTTCCTTTGTCTGGTCAATCCAGTTGCCGTTTGCAAGCTGATACTGGTAGATAGGCACCTGTGCTGCCTGCGCGGCTTGTGCTGCACGCAGTTTGCTAACTTCTTTATCAAGCTCAAGAATCTCCTTGTAAAGGCGATCAGAAAGCGGTTCGTTCCATCCTTTCATTGCTTTCAGGCGGCGCATGTGGGCGCGAAGTTCTTGCGATGTTTGGTCTGTAACATAGGTCATTTGGACTCCTTAGCATTGATGGCTGCGGCGATAGCGCCAAGGCTGCGTATGATTTCTATGCAATCACTGGCGGTAACAACACGCTCACGGCATTCAACGTCAATCGCTTCCTCAGCGTCAGACACAGCCACCAAGTAGCCACGGGTGTATTGCGCTGGCACCTGTGTCAACTCCCCCGCTTGGCTTGGCTGCTCAAGCAACGCAATGACGTAATCAACCGCCGCCTGCTCGTTTGGGCCAAGCAGCTTTTCCTCATGCTTGAACCGGCGCATGAAGTAGGCGGCACGCTCCGGTGTCATTTGGTTGGTGGACGGGTTCCAGCCTTCTGGCGCTTGGCTTGGTTGCGGGGATGCGCCTGCTGCTGCGATCAGTTCGTCAAGCCTGTCCTGCCGGACTAGTGCCACATCAATGCAGGTGTCGCACTCCACGCCAGCGTCGAATAGCTCAAAATCGGCAGGTTCGTCATCCTCAGCGTCCCAGAAGTGATACCGCATTTTGTGCAGCACCAGTGCTTCAGATGGCGGGGAGACATTCCGCTTTGGCTCCAACTTAGCAATCCGTGCAAGTGCTGCCTCATTCTCTTTGCGCAGTTCATAGTTGCGCTGCGATACCTTGTCGAGTTCTTCGCGGTAGCTTTGTTCTAGCTCTTTGCGCAGGGCTTCGGTGTCGGGTGGGGCTGTGTACAGCGGCCCATCTTCCAGCACCCTGTTAATCGTGCAATGCTGTACGCCCGCGATGGTGTACAGGTGACCAACCGGCTCAGGCTCTTGCGCAGCTATGGCAGCGCGTAGGGCATTGATGGCTGCTACCGCGTATCGGACTCCCGCATGAAAGGCTGAGCATGCGGTACTCGGTACTGAAGGGTTGCTCCAATGGTCATGCCATGCAGTGTTAATTTCCTCGTCGCTCAGCTCCACTGCTTGGCTTGGCTGCACAGGGGATGCGCCTGCTGCTGCGTAGAGCGGTATGTAATCTTTGGTCTGCGTTGGTCGCTCCTGATGCACCGGCTGGTATAGCCCGGTAACGGGGCCAATGAAAAACATTCCTACCGGCTTCTGCCCATTCAGTTCCGCAAGCCGCGCAAGTGCTGCCTTGTGCTCAACCAGCATGGCCTCTGACTGTTTCAGCGTGGCGCTAACTAAAGCCTTGTCGGTCAGTTGCTCAGCCTGTGCCGCATCCAGCGCGTCCAGAATTGTGATGACGTTGGCAGGGCTGATGGCTTCAATGAAGCGTGCGTTCTTTGGGTAGTGAACTGCAAATTCCAGCAGCTCGCCAGCGTTGTACCAGTTGGGGCTCTCGTTATGGTCAAGGTGCGTTGCCGCCTCTGCCAGCCCGCGCATATGGGCCGTAAGCTCTGTGATGTTGTTGTTCATAGTTTTCTCCAATGGGTATTGCGTGAGTGGCAGAAGGTGGGTCAAGCTGCCGGAGTCGAACAGCTTTGAGGGTAGATCGCAGTTGCCGATTTGGCTTTCGAAGGTGTCGTATTTGTTCACTGGCCCAACTCCTTGCCCATAGCGACGTCAATGGCTGCATCTAAACTTTCGCCGTATGCTGGCTCAGGGTTCGGAGCCACGAAAATGGTGATCTTCGCTTTTGGGTTCTTCGCAGTAGGCGACGGCACTACTGTGGTGTAGCGCTTACCCTGCCGCAACCAGCGATACCGCGCATCATTCACGCGCAGCCGCTCATTCTCCGCAACCAGCAGCGCAACTCGATCTACCACTACCTGCGCTGCTTCAATGGCCTCGCCTGCGGGTTGTAGGGTTGTCATGGTGCAGCCTCTTTTCGCGCGCGCTCCTCTTGATCGTTAAGGAGTGTTTGAAGGCCAGCTATTTCTTCCTTTAGTTCATCGATGGTGGGCCAATGAAAATCGCGGCTACGATATTCAATGGGGTCTTCAGCGCCAAGAGCCTTAGCCATAGAGACTGCTTCAGAGTGGACCCCGCTATTTGACGTGTAGCCGTAGCCATAGTGGAATGAGCAATAGGTGAAAGCGTCATGCCCTTCATGCTGAAGAACAACGTGCTTTGCCCCCATCATGTCGCTCTCAATCCATACCTTTGTCGGCAATATCTTTACGATAGTAATTTTCTCGGTCATCACACCCTCAGCTTTCTATACATAGTTCTAATCACTCCAAAGACCGCACCCGCAGCCTCCAGCAACACAAACCCAACCCACACCGACACAAACACCACGCACACGAAGGGCGTTAGAAGCAGTGCGGCTAGGATGTGGTGGAGGCGCATGGGTTATTGAGTTGCCATAGCGCTCTTCACATCCCGCACCGCCCCCAGCCATTCCTCCATCTGCCCGCCAGTAGCATTGCGCAGCAGTTCTTCGTAGAAGTCCACGATGGGCGGTATGTCACGCAGGGATCGTGCATCGACACCCCAGCGCTTAACCCGGGTGAACCGGTCGGAGATTTCGGCCAGTGCCACACGCGCGGCCTCGCACGTTTCCTGCACCAGGGCATCCATACCTTCAGCGGCAACGATGCAGATTGCAATGACATCGGCAAGAGTGGCAATGTCGTTACCGTCAGCGGTACCGTTCTTGAGCGCATCCCAGGCAGGGCGAACGGGCAGGGCGCAGGCTGTTTGCTCGACCTGATTGAAGCCGGTAGTGCGGGCGAAGGCCTTCCACATGGCGAAGTGGTCGGCGGTGAAGCGCTTTGCGCGGCTTTGCTGGCGGTGTTGGGTGTTCATGGCTAGGCTTCCCAGTAAGCCAGCGGATTTTTGTGGTCTGGGAAGTTGGCGATCAGCCACTCAGCGCCTGCTTTCTCCATGGCGCGCCGGGTGTCACGGTTTATGTATGCAACTGAACCCAGCTCGTGTGCATGCGTTCCAGTTTTGGCATCGGCTATGAAGATGCTGCTTTCCGGCTCTTCGTAGTCACAATCAACGCGATAGCGAGTCTTCAGGTTCAAATGTGCGTTGCGATCATAGAACGCTGCTTTGTAGAAGACCCCGCCGCGAACGCTCCCGCTTGGATCAACCAAATCAGAGTGCATGCTGTGAGTTGTGGGGCGGACCGCCCAACCCTCGGGGAATTGGCAAGACAGAAAAATGTCTTCTACCTTCTCGCCAAATACAAACCCCAACGATTCAAGCGCAGCCTTGTCCTCTGGGTTCATATCGATGGGCAACTTGTTTGCCGCCTTGGCCAGGTCGCGTTGGCCGCGGGCCTCTTGGGCTTCAATGCCGCCGGGGGTAGCGGCTGCAAGGAAGTTTTCCATGTCGTTGTTCAGAAATGCGCAAAGTGCTGCTGGGTTCATGGTGGTGGTCCTATAGGTTGGTGGTGAAGTGGTGGGCGGCTGGGTTAGGCGGCCTGCAGTTCGCACACCGTTTCGATGTGCTCGATGATTGCCTTGCCGATTGCGGTGAAGTCTTCGCTGTGGAACAACTTGGCCGCCTTGACGGTGGTTGCCTCAAACCCGAGCGACGCCAGGAATGCACTGGTGACGTTGAAGCCCAGCCGGGTGGAGATTTCCCCGAGCGACATGGTGGGCGCCGCTACTGGCTTCGGTGCCATGGCTTGGCGCACGGTGGCGGGCATCTGCTGAACCACCTGGGTGTGGGTGAGCTCTGGTGCTGGCGCTGCAGGTGCTGCCTCAACAACCATGGATGTATTCAGCTTCGCCAGCCGCGCAATTTCTGCCCGCTCTTGTTCGTCAAATGCAGCCTGCTCTTCGCGGATGCGTGCAGCCTGTGCTTGCTCCGCCTGCTCACGCTCGATGCGCTCTGCTTCAACCTTGGCAGCGTGCGCCCGTTCCGCCTTGGCCTGCTCTTCAGCTTGGATGCGGGCGCGTGTTTCTTCTTCCTTGCGCGCGGCCTCTGCCTTGTGTGCCGCGATACGACTATTGACCAGTGCCGTGAAGTCGTCAGCGGCCTTCAGCACCACCTGGGCCGCATCGGGGAACAGGAAGCCGAACTCGGTGTTGTCGTCCAGCAGGGTCAGATTGAACGAGATGCGGTCGGCAATGGCATTCGCCTCGATCTTGCAGCGCGCCAGTTCACCGGCCAGCTTGTCCTTCATGCTGTCCAAGCTCTTCAATCCCTTGATGACTTCTTGGAACTGGCTTTCAACATTTGGCATGAATCCACGGGTGCGCTCGTTCAGGCTCTTGGTGTGCATGTGCAAAGCTGCAACTGCGTCACCTAGGATCTTGGTACGGCGGTTCTCCTTCTCGGCCTTGACGATCTTTTCAACCAGCAAACGATTGGTCTTGGCAGTCTCGCGGTACAGGGCCACCGTGCGGCGCATGGCGTCGATGCTGTCTGTCTGGGCCAGTGCATTGGTTTCGGCAGCGTCCAGCGCTTCCTCGGCGGTCTTCAGGGTTTTGACCGTAGCTTCCAGGTCTGCGAAGTCCTGGTCAGTCTCCGGTGTCTTGTTGATGCGGCCAATGTAGGCAGTCAGCGCAGTGCCGAACTTTTCAAGGTTGTCCACCAGGGCGATGGAGCCGGTCACTTGGATGCTGACGGCGGGCAGGTTCATCTGGGGGGCGGCCACGGCCGGGACGATGACATCCTGGGGGACGTAGGCGGCCAGGTCGATGGCGAATTGTTTCCAGCCGTCAATGATCTGCTGGCGCAGCAATGGGCTCGACCCATACCAGCAGTGGCGAGACTCCACCAGGTTGTCACCGTCCCACTTGGTCGCCATGAACAGACAGCGTGCGGCACCAGAAACCAGCAGTTGCTGTTCCATTTGTACGCGGTATTGCAGCGGTAGACGGTCTGATTCGTCTTCGCCTTCCATGCACTCGCGCAGTTCCTGATTGAGCGTTTTATGCTCAAAACACACATCCTCTGCCATGGTCAGTCCATCGAAGCTGGCCGACAGTTCGCCCTCGACGCCGACCACTGGATACAGGTCTTCCCCGATGATCTTTTCTGCCAGCGGGCGGGCCAGGGCTTCAATACGGTGGCCTTCGTCAAATCGACGCTGTGTTGCAGCATCAACGGCGGGTGCAGTGCCGGTGTGCAGTTCGTGCAGCAACTGGGTGCGCGTCTTGTAGGCGCTGCAGCCCATCATTGCCGGCGCATCGCTGGCGTTGAAGTGAGTGGCACGGTGGGCAGCCCACTGTGTAGAGCCTTGTACGAGTGAAAGTGTCTTCATGGTGTTACTCCGCATCAATGGTGGTTGGGACGACGGTGGCATTGATGATTGCCACCTGCTCTTCGGTCAGCGTGGCCTTGCTGGATACGGTGAAGATGACCTCGCCCGCTGTCTTGCGGCCAGACTCGATCAACTTGCGCCACACCGGCAGGTTCTTTTCAAAGTCGGCGTCTGAATAGGTGGGCAGGGCCGCAGTTTTCTCGGCAATCTCACCGGTGTCTGGGTCAATAGCCTTTGGCGCGTTGCCATTCGCCGGAATGTCCTGAACTTCCTCAGCCCCAGGCAAGCCCTTCAGCAGGTCGGCAGCGGCATCGCGGGCGGCAAACCAGAATGCGCGCCACGCCATCTGACGCCATGGACTTGTGCGCCATGGCCCTTCTTTACCCCAGAGCCCAGCAGTCTTAGCGTTTTCGAGCGAGTAGGTGCGCTCTACTGGCGGGCGACCTGGACGAGTGATCTTGCAGCGGGCACGGGTATTTTTCTCGACAATGGAAATATCGTCTTCTTCGATGATGCAGCCGTTTGCCAAGAGCACGGCCTTTCCAGCATCGCCATACAAACCGGGCTTTCCGTTGATTACCGCAATGTTTTGCAGAGCCTGCAGGGGCTTTAAGCCAACGTCATAGCCCCACTGCATGGCAATCAGGCAATCGCCTGGCTTGCCGCGAAAGCCCTTTGGAACCATTTCGCTTTCAGCCATGTAATTGGCGAAGGTCAGGGCTTGCTCAAATGTTTGAGGGGAAAGGTCAAACGCTGGCCTTTGTGTTTGGACTACAGGGGTATCGTTCATATCGTTCTTTCAGTGAGTAAGTAAAAGCATCACCAGGCACCCGCCAATAGCGAAGCCCAGCAGGGTGAAAATGAAGGGGCGGAACAGCTCGGCCATGGTCGAGTACGGTTCGTTGCGCTCGTTGTTGGAGGTCATGGGGTGGCTCCTGTGCAGCACAGTTGCACTGCAACCAAGCCGCCAAGGTGAACGTGCTTCCCAGCGATTGCGCTGGCCGGTTGTTGACCTGCTGCAACCGCTTTTTCTTCACACCGGGCACACAGCAGCTTTCCATCTGGCGGCGCATCTAGGAATGTGAACTTCTTGGTTCCTGTTGACGAATTGCCGCACCATTGCGTGATGGCAATGTGAGATTTCCAGCGGGGGCCGATTTTGTGAGTCGTCACCATGCGAGGCCGATGGATAAGAATGGCCCGGCTGTTCTCAACAAACGGCTGGCACGAAACCCATGGCAGCGCACCAGGCGCAAACCTTGGCAACGTCTTGTCTTTTTGGAGTGGCAGTTTCATCGTCTACTCCTTAACCATCCGCAGCCGCTCACGCCGCTCAACTTCACGATTAGCCCGCTCCAGTGCTTTTTCAGCGTCATCCCATGCAGCAGCCTTCGGGGTAGGCGGGCAGCACATATTTGCACACCAGCAGACACCGTATATGGCTAGAACTAGGATGCCTAGGTTTATTGCGTCGGATAGGTCGGCTGGGGTCATTTGCGGGCCTCCAGTATCTGGTCTGCAAGGTCATACGCAATCACTGGAACATTGCGTTTGAAGTGGTCCATGCCGATGCAAGGCCCGTTTCCAGTTATGTATTCGGCTATGAGTGCTGGCAAAGCCTGTGCTGCGAAGTAGTCGCGCAGCGCCATGCCGTTCTTGTTGCCAAGGTTGATACGCTCAACAGGGAAGGCTGGGCCTCCATCTGGTTTATTGCTCATACAACAGTCCTCCAAACAAACACATCAAGCGCCACCACTACAAGCCCAACGGCGCAAACAAAGTACAGGGCCCGGGTTGCGGCGTTCATGGGGTGCCTTTCGCGTTGATGGCTGCGAGTTGTGCGCCGTTTTGCGCTACCCATTTCGGAATATCTTTGACAGCGATCAGGCACTCATCTTTCGACACGTAGCCGCGCAGTCGCAGATCAACCCACTCAGACAGCGGGCCTGCGTCGATGCCGCGCAAATCGCTCACCGCTTGGCTTGGCTGCGCTGCGGCCTGTGGGGTTGAAATGCAAAGATCAAACTTGACGCCATCTGGCAGTTTTTTGGCCGCTGGATACACGCCATAACCGACACTGCCGGACAGAGCTTCAACCCACGCAACAGGCTCCACCACCCGCGCTAGGCTGGCTTCGCATAGGGCGATGGCTGAACGAGCATCAACCAGAGCCTTGCGGCCACTATTACGGGCTTCGCGTGTGCTGTAGTCATCTGTGCAAAATGCCTCGTCAAGGGCTTTCAGCGCATCCAGCACTTGCCTTGTTTCTGTGTGGTTCAGCATTTAGTAATCCTCTGCTTCCAGCCGGTTGATAAAGAAATGAATACCATTGCTGCACTCGTCCTGCCAGTTCTCGTCAAACGAATCAGGCCAAATTGATTGCAAGAAATGTGCTGTGGTGGCTGGCTTACTTTAGGGTTCTAGCCCCGTAGGGCTTTGGTGGTTAGGTCAGTGCTTGCGCTTGCAACTGCACGTAGCGACCAAGACCGCTTTGAGCGGATCGATAAGCGTCTGCGTAAATCGGATGCATGCCAATCACCACGCCAGCAATGTCGCGCCGGTCTGGATAGACTTCGTGAATGCGCTTCAATGGCGATTTGATAACAGCCGGTGGCGTTGACTTCCATGCTGCAAGGTTGGCTTTGCGTTTTGCTTGTGTCAGATTCATTTCATGCTTTCATTTCGTTAAACAACCAAGAATGCAGGTAGGTGTGGGCAGGGCTTGATACCTACTACGTTATGTGACTCCAGCCACTCGATGCGCGGCTGTTCTTTCCTTAGCGCGTAATACTGAACCTGCACCTTTGCGCTGCCGATCATCTTCCCGGCAAGGTTCGCCAGTTCGGCGGCTTCGCTTGGCTTAATTGCACCGGCCTTTAGCTGCGCAAATGTCTGCGCCAGTTCTGCCCTTAGTTCGTCACAGTTTTGCATTTCCAAATCTCCCGTTTGAGTTTCAACAATTCGCGGTGCGCGCCTACCAGTGGCTCCGGTATCTGCGCAGCAGGTATTGCGTACACCTGCGCTATCTTCTTTCTCACATATCCATCGGTCAGCGTGTCGCGTTCTTTCTTGGCTTGCGCTGCCACCTTGTCAGGGTGTGCGGCTTTGTACTTCGCCTTTATTGCGTTGCTTCTGGCTCTGTTTTCCGTTCGCCATGCAAGCTGCCGTTGCCGTTCCTCGTCAAGATGCGCAGCCCTATACGCGGCGTTTCGTGCGTCTATGCGCTCTTTGTTGGCCGCGTAGTAGGCTTTCCCATTCGCTACTTTTTTTTCTGCTTTGTCCTTGTATGGCATGGCTCACCCCGTCACATAACAGGTCAATCAAGGCCGACCTGCGGCGGCTTATTTCCGGCGGGTGCAGGTTATTCCCAGCTTTACCTTCTTTTGACCAAGTTGTGAGGGGATTGCCTGCTCCAACATCAACAACACGATTTAGGTCAAATTCCAATGCGTGTCCATCCACGCCGCCACACCTATCTGCATTCTCCAAAACATCACAATCAAACCGCATCGCTCTACTAGAGCTAGACCGACGGCGGTGATTCGCCATCCTCGCTACACCTTTGCATACCAATCGCTGTGGCGTTGTCTTATCGCGGGTTGTTTGCGACTGGTGTTAATGTGCCACAGCCGTGAAACACTGTCAAACATTATTTGCATCAAAACAGCAAATAAATTGCTTGCATGTGACACGGCAATGTGGCAGACTAGCGGCATGAAAGAAACAAACACCAAATCCAGCAGCCAAGGCGTGCGCTTGTCTTATGACACATGGCCCGACCTTCGATTCATCATCCAGCAAGGTGGCCGCAAGCTGCTTGAACAATGGATACTCAAAACCGCAAAACGCATGAAGGAAAAGAAATGATCGACCCAGCAATCCAGCAATCCATAGACGCGCATTACGAAAACATGCCGTTTGTGAGCATTGCAAAAGTAGCCGCAGATTGCGCACGCGGCGGCATTCCTCTGAATGAATGCGGACCATCCTCTGGCCCTGCGCGTGTTGCGTTTGAGGCTGCTTATAACTCTATCGTGAAGGAAGAATCATGAAAGCCCTAGCCCTTGCAATAGCCCTGCTTGTATCAGCCTGTGGCGGTCAAGTCACCGCAAAGCCACTGAACATATGCATGCAGCCATCAGACCGCGTGATCGCAATGGAAAACTGTGATGCAGTTATTCAGCCTCTTGGCGAAGTTGACCCCGTTAAGTCTGCAGCAGCACAAGCGGCACTAGGCCCAAACGTAATCGGCTGGACCCTTGGCGAAGTTCCGAGCAACAAGGTAACTGCGCAAGGTGCGATTACCGATGACATGGTTGCCCGCGCACCGGCCTTGCTGGCTGAAATGGCGAAGTACCCAAACATCAAATGGGTTTTTGTTGCCGACGAGCTGGGCTGGTGCGACACAAAGACATGCCTGTATGAGTACCTTCCGCAACTCGTCTATAAGGCACGACTTGCACGGGCAGCAGGGAAGAAGGTGCTTATCTCCATACAACCTGGAATCTTGACCCAGTACCCAGATGCACCAATTGATGGAATCAATGAAGTGGATGGGATTGTTTTTGACATATACCCATCCATTCCATACCCTGCAGACTTTGGCAATTGCAAGCTGAACGGCAACCCTTATTCGACTGCACTGCATTGCTCTGTTGAGCGAGTTCGCCGCATGGGCTTCAAGGGCGCGATTGTGTATGCCGCTCAAGGCTTCAAGCTGACCAGCGACAACGATGCATGGCTGCACGCCCAGCTTGTTCTACAGCAGGAAACATTGCGCAACGCGACCTCTCTAGGCGCTGACGCTGTAGTGATTTTTGGTTGCCACCGCGATGCGTATTTGCAGCGGGTGGAGCCGAATCTGATGCCCCTCTGCGGCACCCAACACGAAACCCTGGTGACCCCATGACCCCCAACGCCTTCGCCCTACCCCCCAAGGGCATCCATATCCCCCAGCAATCCCCCAAGCAGCTCAAGAAGTCTGCTACCCGGGTTAACCGCTGCGAGCCTGCTTGCACTAAGAACGATACGGACAAGACGCAGCGGATTGCGCGGGGAGCGAGCATATGAGCCTCGAAAACTACAGCAATGTAGAGCGCCCTCACGGCTCTTGCTTGCTGCACAACGACAAGCATGTATGGATCGTGGAGTACGCCGCAACTCGCGTTCGTCCCAGGCATTGGCAGACGTACACGGCTATTCACCCAGTCCCAAATGGCCGTGACCCGTGGACCATCAATAACCGCCGCCTTGGCCCAGAGGATGGGATTGAGACTTTGGAGAAGGCTGTAGAGATTGGAGACGCGCATGTCTGATCTATTCGGCTTCGAAGCGCCCCGCGCGCCATTCCGCGACATCCGCGACCAGCGCCCAAGTGTTGCAGAGCAGAAGGCCATTCTCTGCAAGCGCCTTGGCGAGTTGCTGCGTACCCCCCCCCCATTTCTTGGCGAGTGCCGGGATAGAGGCTACGCGCGCCTGGCGAGCCCAGCACGCACGGGCACAAAAGGTCTTCAGCGCGGCGCGATCCAGCGTCAACGAGCTGCAGACGGCTATCAATCAAATGAGTAGCTACAAATGACCCCTTCCCCCCAATCAACCCCCAGCACCCCTGTTCCCGCCAGCCATGCAAGCAATCTGTGCGGGGATGCACGTATGGCTCTGCTTATCGACAAACGGCGCGAGAAGGCAGCAGAGCTGGCCGGCGTGGACATCGAGATTGCCCTGGCACTTGGTGACCGTGACGCAGCCCAGCGGGCTCGCAAGGAGATGGAAGTGCAGATCGGTGCGCGCCTGGCTTCGCGTGAAGCTGGGTGTTATTTCGACGCGGCTGGGTGGGCTGACCAAATCCGTGGAGCTGTCCATGGCCGGTGAATGGCTCAAGTTCGAGTCAAACCTACCTGAAAAGCCAGAGACCCTGGCTATCACGGTAGCCATGGGCTGGGACGACCCAGACCTGACGGTTGGGAAGCTGATGCGCCTGTTCCGTTGGTTCGATCAACAGACCATTGGAGGTAACGCTCCGAACGTTACCGCAGCGTTACTGGATCGCATCATTGGCGTTAGCGGATTCGTTCAAGCAGTTGCTGATGTCGGTTGGTTGGTTATATCCGGCAAGTCAATTTCGCTGCACAACTTCGACCGGCACAACGGGGCCACTGCCAAAAGTCGCGCACTGACCGCAAAACGGGTAGCAAACCACAAAAGTAACGCTACAGGTAACGCAGAAGGTAACGGTCCGAGCGTTAGCGAAGCGTTACCTAGAGAAGAGAAGAGAAGAGTAGAAAAGAAGAAAGGAGCTAAAGCTCCTATGTCGGCAGACAAGCTGCCAACGTGGATGGAGGCGGTGGTAAACCTTTATCACGAAATCCTTCCAGAACTCCCAGGGGTTCGCGTGATGGACAAAGCCAGAGACCAAGCGCTTCGCGACTTTTGGGACTGGGTCCTGAAATCGAAACGTCCGGATGGAACCCCTCGCGCGACCAACACCGAAGAGGCGCTTGCATGGATCAGGGACTACATGAACCGTGCTCGCAACAACGATTTCATCATGGGGCGTAGCCATAAATCGCCAGGCCACGAGAACTGGGTTTGCTCGATTGAATATCTTCTGTCAAGCAATGGCATGAAAAAAGTAATTGAAGAAACAAAGGACACACCATGAACCTGACTGACGATCCAGAACTGTCAACGTTGCGCGTTCCGCCGCACTCCATCGAATCGGAATCCAGCCTGTTGGGCGGCCTGCTGCTGGACAACAGCGCATGGGACCGCGTTGGCGATTTGCTGCTTGATGGCGACTTCTACCGCAACGAACACAAGTTGATTTACGCCGCCATTGGCTCACTGGTCAACAGCAACCAGGCGGCCGACATCGTTACCGTCTACGCGCTGCTGCAAAAGCAGAAAAAGAGCGAAGAGGCGGGCGGCCTGACTTACCTGAACTCGCTGGCCCAGTACATCCCGAGCGCAGCCAATATTCGCCGCTATGCCGAGATCGTGCGCGAGCGTTCCATTCTGCGCAAGCTGGTGAGGGTTGGCGATGAGATTGCCACGGCTGGCTTCAACCCAGAAGGGAAAGCAGTTTTGCAGGTGCTGGACGATTGCGAGCAAAAGCTGATGCGCATTGGCGAACAGGGCTCGCGCATGAAGCAGGGTTTTCAGTCCATGGACGCACTGGTGGTGCAGATGCTGGACCGCGTGCAGGAGTTGGCAGACAACCCGCGCGAAGTGAATGGCCTGTCCACAGGCTTTGAAGACCTGGACCGCATGACGGCCGGCTTCCAGCCCGGCGACTTGATCGTTCTGGCCGCACGGCCCTCTATGGGCAAGACCGCGCTGGCCATCAATATTGCGGAGCACGTAGCCCTGAACGAAGGCCTGCCGGTTGCCGTGTTCTCCATGGAAATGGGCGCTGCCCAGTTGGCCACCCGTGTCATTGGCTCCATTGGGCGCATTGACCAAAGCCATCTCCGCAACGGTAACTTGACGAATGACGAATGGCCCAGGCTGTCTGAGGCCGTTGAAAAGCTGCGCCAAGTGTCGATGCACATTGATGAAGGTGGTGGGTTGACCCAAGGCGAACTACGCGCTGCGGCTAGGCGACTCGCGCGCCAGTGTGGCGGGAAACTAGGCCTTGTTGTTGTGGACTACCTGCAGCTTATGAGCACCGGTAATAGCGATGAAAACAGGGCAACTGCCCTTGGGGAAATCACGCGCGGTCTAAAGCTGATGGCCAAGGAGTTGCAGTGTCCCGTAATCGTGCTTTCGCAACTTAATCGTAAGGTTGAAGAGCGCACCGACAAGCACCCAATGATGAGCGACCTGCGCGAGTCCGGCGCCATTGAGCAGGATGCTGACATCATCATGTTTATTTACCGCGACGAGTACTACACCAAGGACCAATGCCGCGAACCAGGTGTAGCGGAAGTCATCATTGCCAAACAACGGAGCGGGCCGACTGGCACCGTGAGGCTTGCATGGCTGAACCAGTTGACGCGCTTCGAGAGCTTGGCGCCGGGCTACATGCCGCCAGCCAGAGAGCTGCGCCCGCCATCAAAGCCACGGCAGTACCGGGATGACCTCTGATCATGAGCCCGAACCCCTCACACCCCACGACCAGGCCTTCCGCACTCGCATTCGAGAGCATTGTTTGTGGATCAAGCAATGGGACGCAGCAGAAGCAGAGCGCATCTACCAACGATGCAGGGGGAACCTACCATGGCTGAGATTACCCCTCAAGTGGTAGACCGCCGCGCCAACCGCTGCAAGAAGTGCGAAGGCGACATGCAACCCGGTGTAGCTATCCAAAACACGCTAACCGGCATGCCCGACTTCCCAGGCGATAGGCATGCCGTAACGCTATCCCCTGGCGGCCCTGGCAAGCTGATCGACTGCATGAAGTGCACGGCTTGCGGCTGGAGTGTGACGCCACACGTAACGCAAAAACAAATCCTAGCCGCCATGCATGAATACGCCTGGACATTCCACGGTTACCACGGACGCGGGCCGGAAGTAGAGGCTAAGCATGCCGAGGTTGTGGCGCTGCTTGTTGAGGCGGGTATATCGTGAAGCACGTAGTCTGCTATTCTGGCGGCCATACGTCAGCAATCTGCGCCATTGAAGTTACGCGCAGGTTCGGCAAGGAGAACACGATTCTTCTGAACCACGATCTGCATTTCACCGTTGAACATGCAGACATTAAGCGATTCAAGCGCGAGGTTGCCGAATACCTTGGCATTGAAGTAACACAGGCCAACTATGCCGACCCGAATGCAGACCAGTTTGATGTATGCGTAGAGGCTAAGGCCTTCAAGGTTGGCAATGGCTCGGAGCTTTGCACCAGTCGCCTAAAAACCGAGCCGTTCCAGCGGTGGCTAAAGGGCTCTATTCAGCCTGGAAACGCAACGATCTATTACGGCTTTGACCCCGTGGAGACTGACCGTATACAGCGCAGAAGTTCAATCATCGCCAGCATGGGCTACCGCTCGGATTTTCCTGCCGCCTTGTGGTTAGAGCGGACCATACAGACGACCGAGGAAATAGGCATAGCACGCCCTAGCACTTACTCAGTGTTCAAGCATGGCAACTGCGTCGGGTGCCTCAAGGCTGGCTGGCAACACTGGTACATCGTGTATTGCACTCGCCCAGATATTTGGCTCAAGGCCAAGTGGGCAGAGGAAGAAATCGGGTACGCGATCCACCACGATGACGACGGACCGGTGTATCTGGAAGACATGGAGGAGCGGTTCGCCAAGATGCTTGCGGCGGGCGTACCTGCTACTGAAAACGTGCAACAGCAGACGTGGTGGGCCAAGGCCAGGAAGATCGTAAAAATTCACGAATCCTCAATGTCATCGATGCCTTGCGATTGCCACCAGGAGGCTTCCATATGACAAATCAGCCTCTAGCCCCAGAGCTACCTATCAACATAGCTATTAATAAAATAGCATGACGCCAACCAAGCCAAAAAAGTGCGCCACCCGAGGTTGCCCCAACACCTTCACCCAGTACCGCAGCTTTGAGAAGTATTGCGTAGACTGCGCTACTGCGGTTGCACTTTCGCGGCTTGGGAAAGAAAAGAAGGCTAAGGCGGTTAATGAGAAGCGGGCGGACAGGGCGGCGCTGGAAAAGATGAAGAAGCCATCCAAGCTAGAGGCTGAATGCCGCGCAATCGTACAAGAGCTTGCCCGCATACGAGATAGATTCGACGGCTGCATATCCTGCCACATGGGGCCGAACTATGACGGGCTATGGCACGGCTCGCACTTTAGGCCAGCAGGTAACAACGCTGCAGTGCAATTCCACCTATGGAATATCCATAAGTCGTGTGCCCAATGCAACCTGTTCAAAGGGGGTAATCTGGGGTCCTATAGGCCGCGTCTTATTGCAAAGATTGGCCTTGATAAAGTGGAGTGGCTAGAGAGCCAGAACCAGCAAGTGAAGACGAATGTGCCATATCTAATTCGGTTCAAAGCGGTAATGGGTAAGCGACTTCGCAGAGTTAAAAAGAACGCAAAATAAAAGCAAATAGTTCTTGACACTACACACCCGTTCACTAGAATAGTGTGTATGAACAAACAACCAATTGACCGCAGCATGCGGGTAAACGTCAGCATCAAGACATCGCACAAGCCTATCCTTGACAAGCTCAAGGGTAGCAAGTGGATTCAGTGGACGTTAGAAAACGAAAAGCTGATTCAGAAGGCCATGGCTTTCTATGACAAGGCGAAGGGGAAGAAATGATCGCTAAATTCAAAATATGGTGGAAGCGCCGCAAAGCAAAGCAGTATTGGACGCCAGAGCGCCAGCTTGAGAACCTGCGGAACATGATTCATTCGGATCATCGTTATCTAGCGCACGACAAAACCGCAGATGCACTCACAACGCGCTACTGCGCCGCCTTGGCTCCTGATTGGTTCAAGGTCGTGCATGTAGATGCTGGCACGTTCCGGCGCGATATTGGCCTGGAGCCTAAGTACACCAAAAGCATCCACGACGAGGAATACAACCGCATCTGCAAGTGGGTGCGTGGTGAAGCGCCATACAACGAAGGCCCTTTGCCAGAAAGTGGATGGGATCAATCATGACCACCTGGCTAAAAAAGCCGCGCCTGTACCTGCTGCGCAGGCAGTTGAGAAAACTCATTCGTAAGCCAATGCCTAAAAGCTTGGTATTGCGGAATGGAACCATAGTTCAATCTACTGAGATGAATCTGTATTGCGACCAACGCGCCGACCTTATCAACCGCATTGCAGAAATCGAGAAATCGCTATGAGCGAAGTAGTAGTAGTGGACTTTGGCCGCGATCACCTGAACAGCATGGCTGAAGAACTAAAGGAAATTATCTACAGCTACGCGGGCAGGACTTCTCTTGCTGAGGTGATCGACATTCTGGACATTGTTAAGCACGAGATTATTGAGGAAGCAAGATGATCATCGCAATTGATTTTGACGGGACATACGTCACCCACGACTACCCAGATGTTGGCCGAGAAATCGGCGCGGCAGAGGTAATCCGCAAGTTTGTAGCTCGCGGCGACAAGATAATTTTGTTCACCATGCGCTCGGGTAAGCATCTTGATGATGCCGTTATGTGGTTTGCGGCCAATGAAATACCATTGTTTGGCATCAACCAAAACCCAGAACAGCACACATGGACGGCAAGCCCAAAGCCTTACGCGCATGTCTACATTGACGATGCAGCGCTGGGAGTACCGCTTATGAGGCCTGGTGGCGGCAGTAGGCCTTACGTTCACTGGAATGCCGTTGCTGAGTTGATGGGGGTTGCAGCATGAACCGCAAAGACATCATCACGGCTGCTACTGAGTTACTTCATCGGTTCACTGAATGGCAACTGGTGATCCCAAAGGATGCCCGTGAAGAGTTGGATCAGCTGTGCGCCAAGTTGCAGGCCGCAATTGCTGATGACCGCCAGCGATTTCTGCGTGAAGGCTGCGAAATATCGCAAGCCTTGCGGCAAGAAAGTAGGAGCACCCCAACGAAAGGAGTGCTCCTCATGCAAAACGAAGTCCCTTCCATTCAATCCAGCCGGTATCCCAACCGGCCCAAACCGGACGGTGCCACGCGCATCGCCCTTGACGAAAACGAACTGGCCATCCGCTGGGGGCTTTCCGTCAAGACCCTGCGCCGCTGGCGGCAGGAACAGCTCGGCCCGGTCTTCTGCAAGCTCGGTGCCCGCGTCACCTACCTGATCTCCGAGATCGAAGCCTTCGAGCGTCGCGTTTCGCGGCACTCGACCTTCACTCGCGTGTACCAGTGAGGAGGACGGCCATGAGCGATCTGACCATCTTCCCCGCCGACCTCGCGGCCATGAGCATCGCCCAGCTGGCGGCGCTGCCGGTCACCGACTTCGTCGATGCCGAGCGCAATGTCGACGAGGCCTCCGCCTACCTCAAGCAACTGCGCACCAAGCTGGACGCCGCCAAGTTGCAGCGTTTCGGTGAGCAGGCGCGCGTCGCACTGCGTGACTCCGGCCGCGACTTTGGCACCGCCCACGTCAACGACGGCGCGCTGCACGTCAAGTACGAGCTTCCCAAGAAGGTGACCTGGAGCCAGCCCATTCTCAAGGAGATGGCCGAGCGCATCGTCGCCTCGGGCGACAAGGTGGAGGACTACATCGACATCAAGTTGTCGGTGTCCGAGTCCCGCTATACCAACTGGCCAACGGCGCTGGCTCTGAGGTCAAATTCATGGGCACTTGCAGCGAACAGCGTAAGGATAGGCCTGGGTATGTTCCGATGGACACGAAATGCAATGCTCAGTCTGTCATCGCCGCATAAACAAGCCAGCCGCATTAGCAAACGGCTTGCCTGTTGGCCCTAAGTGCGCTGAAAAACTAATGCTTGTAAAGCCGAAGGAAAAGACAATGCGGATTCAGTACCTTGGTAAAAGTGCATCTAGGCGAATGAAAGCGTTTTGGATGGCGCAGATGGACCTGTTTGAAAGTATGACGCCGTGAGTTATCAAGAATTACCCATAGACACCCTGTTAGAGCGCGTTGCTGAAATGCCAGACATTGAGGCAGAGCAGGAGCTTGTTTTGCGAAAAGAGAATTTCGCGCTTGAGATGGCAGTCCTGAACGCCGAACTTTCAAAGACGCAAACTGGAAAAAACAAAAGGCGAAGGGATGTTGGATATGCAATACAAGTGATTGGGCAAGATCAATGCCGAATGAATGCTGTCCTAGATCAAGTCCGAAAACGCATAGAGAGGCGCAAATGGTCTAACGCTGTAATGGCGGTATGCGGAACTGAGTTGTATGCAAAATGCCGCGAATGGATGGCCGCGCAATGAGCGAAGTCATATTTCTAGCCCATCGCAATGACGCGCCAACAGAGGTAGAGGAAATACTGTGCTGCGCCAACTGTAAGAACAGGACTTACATCGCAACCTATCGTGGAGAAGGATTCCCCGAACTGAAGTGCGCAGCATGTGGAAATCGCGCTGGTTTTTTTGGATGGATTAGTGACGAGGATGCAGCGCAATGAGCGATAGCGCAATAACCTTGGAGCTGCACAATAGACAGCAAGCCTTTGCGGTTATCAAGGAGCAGCTTTACCCGTTCATCGGCAAGTGGTTACAGGCTGGCAAGACGCTGGTGCTAACGGTATCGCTAAAGAAGCGTACAAAGCCACAGAATAGGCGCTACTGGGGCCGTGGAGTGCTGGCGCAAGTTGCAGAGCAGGCAACATCCGATGGCCGCTTGTACAGCGCTGAATCGTGGCATGAAGTGTTTAAGAGAATGTTCATTGGCGTGGAGGAACTACCAAACGGTCAAGTTATCGGCATGTCATCCACTAAGTTGAACACCGCAGAGTTTTGCGAGTTTTGCGACAAGGTAGAGGCATACGCAGCTACAGACTTGGGCGTGCGATTTATTGACCTTGAGAGACATTGACCCATGCCAGAACCCAGCATAACCATAAACGGCAAGCAACTAAGCGAAGGCCAAGCAATGGCAATCCGAGTAGCAATAGAAAGCTTTGCCCTTGACATGGACACCAACGGACTCGGAGAAGATGACCTAGGCGAGAAGATGACACAAGCCTACCTATCCCGCATTCGTGAGATTCGTGAATTGATGAAATCTGAGCACGGGCAGATTCCCGGCACAACCTGAGAGAGAAATATGAACTGCGAGCAAAAACTAAAACACATGATCTTGCTGAAACAGCAGGAGTCTGACCCTGATTTCTTGGTTGGCGTAGAAGTAACGGCTGAGAATATTGACGAGCTTTATGACGCCAATAATGAAGAAGGCGAGCTGCAGGACGCGAAATCAGAATTGCGTTGCAGTGGCGTAGAAACGGGATTGCCAGCAGAGTATTCGCGCCACTATGAATCTAGCGCCGTTGCCGCCAAGTACATCGATGGGTCTTGGGTCGGCTGGACGTACTGGTATGGCGGTGGAAAACACGGCGAGCCGGAGGCGATTGATTGGATGGATGAAGCCTACCCAGTTGAGTGCAAATCTGAAGAAAAGATGATGGTTGTGCACACGTTTACCAAGCTCGCAGAGTAACCCCAAATCCCCATAGGCACAAGAAAGGAAATCATGAAAACACTCTTGCTTTTATTGCCTATATTCCTAGTTGGATGTTGCGATACGGAAGAATGCAAAGCGCAACGAGCCGCAGAAATGGCGGCGGCAACTCCGACATCAACTGTTATGCAGAAGAGGCAAGAGCAGTCTGCGCCTGCGCCAGTTGTAGCGAACAAGCGTATAACTGTGGAGCGCGTTGATGTGATTTATGACATATTGGCGTATGGAGAAAAGCGAGGGGTGTACATCATCACCGATACAAAAACAGGCCAAGAGTACATAGGTGTTTCTGGAATTGGAATATCAGAAATGGGTGCTCACAAAAGTGGAAAATCAACATCGAAAGACGAGCGCTGAAATGAACATCGACACCACCCAATCAAAGCCATTCGACCACCCGCAAAACATCGTGGTAGGTCTAGCCCGTGTGATATACGGACCGCTCAATACAGGCTGGCAGTCGCGAGATGTTTGGCACTTGGTGGGTTGCCGAGTGACAAGCGATAAAGCCGTTGCGATGAACGAGGCGATTCTTATGGATGAACTTATGAGAGCCGCAGAAAGGGTAAAGCAGTGGGCTATCTAGTAGATCTTGTTGGGAAAAGGTTTTCTCATTTAGTTGTAACGCGCAGGCTGGATGAAAAGAATAAGCAGGGGAGCGTTCTTTGGGATTGCTTGTGTGATTGTGGGGCGTCTTGCAAGATGAGTACGTCAAGACTGAATAGCCGCACTGCAACTCATTGCGGCTGCGAGGTTCGATCTAAGACAAAAAGCAAATATTCAATGACTCATGAAAGATTATTGGAGCTTGTCTTTTACGATAAAAACACTGGTGAATTGATAAGAGTTAAAGGCATGGGGGTGAGTCTGGCTGGGAATCGCATCGGTTGGGTTGGAAAGCATGGACACATTTACGCCGATGTTGATTCGCAGAGATATGCAGTGCATCGGCTGATCTGGTTTTATGTTCACAGAGCGTGGCCGCAATTTGACATAGACCATATTGATGGGAACCCAGCAAATAACCGAATTGAAAACTTACGCGATGTAGATAAATGCTGGAACTTGCAAAATCTCAAGGGACCAAAAAAACACAACTCCAGCGGGTATCTTGGAGTTTCTGCAAAAAGAGGCGGTTGGGCCGCCTACATCGGGGCAAACGGAAAGAGTAAATATCTTGGGACATACAAAAGTCCAGAAGAGGCCGCTCAAGTGTATCTAGCAGCAAAACGCAAATTGCATCCCGGGAATACGCTATGACAGCAGGAAGGCCGGTAGGCAAAAAAATCCGCGAACTGTGCGAACACCTAGACGCACACGGACCCATGGAAACCAGCAGCCTACGCAAGCTAATGCCAAGCGTTGAGCTGTCAAACCTTGGGAAATATTGCTCCCGTGGCGTGGGCCTTGGGTTGATGACGGTAACTCGGGTAAAGATACCAAAGGGCAATCAGAACACATGGTCGGTAGTGCCTGGTTGGCGAGAGATGCTCGAACAACGCCGAACCACGCGCACTAGGACGATTGAACCGAAGCCAGTACGGCGAACAGGCTGGACCGGCATATCAAGTGTTTTTCAGATGGGAGCAAACCTATGAAAGAGTACACCCCACCAGGACCAAAGTGCATGCTAGCCATTGAAAAGCTGGATGAACTAGGGCCAATGATCGTGCGCGATGTTGCCCTGCTTGTGCCGGGCGCAACCAACAACACCCTGAGCGCAAGCCTGATTCGCGCCGTCCGCATGGGTTATCTGACCGTAGAGCGCGGAAATCGCCGGGTTGATAACTGCAACGTGTTCAAGGTTGTCCACAACTGGCGCGAGATTCACCAAGCGCGAATGGACCTATACAAGAAGCAGCCGCGCAAGAGTCGGGCGCGAGTCAGAACCAAGTGGAAGGGCGTGAATAGTGTATTTTCTATGGGGGCAATGGCGTGAAATCCAAAATCATCAACCGGGTGCGGGCCAGGGAAGCGCACTACGCACGAAAGAACGCAGCAGATTCAGCTCTGGAACAAATGTGGGAAGTGACGAAGCAACGTATGCAGCGGAAACCATCAATCGACCTATCGCTATACGCCGGGATGTATGGCGGATGCCGACCAGGCCCACTCAAGAAGCCTTGGTATCAATTCTGGAAATAACAAAGGGACCGCGCATGACCCGATCAAAAGACAAATCACCAGTCAGCGAAAGCGTGATTGAAATCTGCGAAATATTGGAAGACATAGGCGATTCATCCTGCGCGATCATCGCCAAAGAACACGGGGAATGGACAACCGAGTAGGCAAGCAAGTATTGCCATCGCGGTACGGAACTAGGCGTTTTGGAGCTAATCGGCAACGGGCATCACGGCAAGAAGTACAAAGCTGCACCAGGCTGGCGGCAGATTGTTGCCGACCGAGCCCCGGTTTACACGCTACCCGACCCACCGCCTACCAAGTGGCGGGGAATCAGCTCCCCGTTTCAGATGGCTGAGAAGTGGGGGCTAGCGCCGCAGCCCGCGCAATCTTCCTGTGAGCATCCAGCAGCGCAGCCGAGATAACAGCAACAGGAGAGGGAGCATACCCAGCGGCCACCAGATCAATCAGCGCAATGGCTGCATCAGGCTGGAGGAAGCCGTTAGGCATGCGCCTGCCACCTCGCGCTTTTAGGGCTTTCTCGGAGTTCCTTACGCGCTGGGAAAGGGGTTTAGTGGTCATTGGTTAAGGATTCCGTATGGCTTCGGCTATATCGCGTGCAATCTTTACAGAAATCTGTTTTTTTGAAAGACTTATCCAGTCCTCAACCGGCAATCTCCATTCAAGAGATTCCGCAATTACTGCGCAGCGCTCCCGTTCATCCAATACAGCCTGTTCTGCGTCTGTTATATATGGTGGTTCAGGTTTGCGGCCATCGTATAAGTTCATGCTGCCTCCAATTCCGCTTCCATGCGGGCTTCAAATTCAGGGTATGCGTCAGACAAATCGGCCAGCTTTTCGGAGTAGTAGGAAGAACCGCATTCATTTGGCTTGTAAGACATCATGCGGGCAAAGGTTGCTGCGTATTCTGTTTTGAAGGCTTCGTATGTCATTTCGTTTACTCCGGTTTGTTTGCTGCGATGACTGAATTGTATATTGTTACGCGCGTAATAAAAGAACTATTTGCAGTATTTTTACTAGGATTTACCCTAAGCTGGACAAAATCCCATGCTAGGTTTATGATCAGCTTGTCAAACGGCGCAACCGATGTGACAATTCACCCCAGAGGCATCAAGCCTTTCAGTTTCCTGACTTTTGAAGTCACACAGTTGCGCCGTGGGAAGCTGAAGGACTTGATGCCTTTTTGCTTTTCAGCGTCTGGGTGCGTATTGGCGTAATTCACGGGCCATGTCGCGGCAGTTCCCAAGTAGCGATGCGCTTACTGACAAGCCAGCGCGAGAACTTGCTAGGGGTATCTCAGGAACGGGCAAACGTGGTGATGTGACGCTTAGGCCATGCGCAATGGTCGCCCGGAAATAGAACCTAGACCTTATGGGAATAGTAGTCCTGACACAGGATGGCTAAGAGTGGGTAGTATCACCCGCTTGGCTTGTCCTATGAGCAGTCAACTAATGCTTGACAACTGAAGCCCACCCGATAGAATCAGCGACATCATGAAAATCCCAGATTCCCCGCGACCTAATACCTCTGTGCGTAGCTCATTGGTAGAGTTCGTGGCCTGGAACCACGGGGTACGGTGTTCGATTCACCGCGCACAGACCAACACACGAACGCAGGCCTAACAATGGCCCGCGTAGCTCAAATGGCAGAGCGCTCCTTTTGTATGGGTGAGGTTGCAGGTTCGATTCCATGCCTCGGGCACCAATTAACCAGACGCAGGCGCTAACACAGCGCCCGTAGCTCAACTGGATAGAGCCATCGTTTTCTAGGCGACGGGTTCCGGGTTCAAATCCTGGCGGGCGCACCAAATCACTTGACAAGCAACCACCTACCATGTAAATTAACGCATGGGTTAGTACGCCTGTTGAGGCGGCAAGCGCATGTTGATTGCAATCCAGTACGAACAGCCCCTAATAAGGGCTGCACGGTTAACCTGAAGCAGTCAGCAGCCGTTTGGGTTAAGCGCAACGGAAGGGCCATGAGCCCATCTTGTACGCAGGGCTAGGGGTTCCTGGCCGCCCGATTAGTTTGGTGAAATGCCCAGTTGCGATGGGCTGGGAATAACAACCCGTCAGCGACGTAAAGAATATAGGCTTTGGCATGCGGACTGTCGCGCCCGCCCCCGGTGAAACTCCGGTGATCTAGAGAGACGCGCTGGGGGTCGCAACCGGCCACCAAAAGATCACGCGGGTTCGATTCCCGCTCGCTGGCCGAGATTTGGTAAAGGACAAGGTTCGAAACCTTGAACAGGGGTAAAACCCTGATGCGAGTACGTGGCGCGGTACCACGGGGCCACCAGTTAAGGTAAAATAGCCAATTCCACCGAGGCTGTGAAGCCAAGCGTCCCCAAGCAGGATGGATAACGAAACAAAAGGAGCCTAGATGGCAAACTTGAATATTACGGAATTCATCTACCTTGGAACAGACACCGGGGGGAACAAGCTGCCAGCGGTGCAGATGCCGCCTATTGCCACGCAGAATGTAACCATTGCTGGTGCAAGTGCCGCAACAGCCAATGCACTGAGCGCAAAAACCGGCATTATCCGGCTGCGCACTGATACGGCTTGCGCTGTATTGGTCGGTGAAGGCACCCCGACTGCCCTAATCACCAGCCTGCAAATGGACGCCAACACCACGGAATACTTCACGGTTCCACTCGGACCGGCTTTGAAGGTCGCAGTAATCGCAATCTAACCCCCCCCCCGCCCGCAATGGGCAAACCGCGAATAATCCAAGGAACTCGCAATGAACGATTTAGCAGTAATAGCGGCTCAAGAATGGGCCAGAAACAACACAGACGCAGCCAAGATGGTCAAGCTGCTGGAATTCGCCCCAGACTGCCCGCCGCAGCTTTTGGAAGACGCTAGGAAGGTCAAGGAAGCCTCAGACGAGGCAATGCGCGGGCTGGTTGAGTTGCGATTGGGGGTGGTGTGATGCTAAAAGCAATGATGGCAAGTATCGGCATTTGCTTGGCTGTTGGACTTTTGACTTGGGCAGCTGTCTATTTCTCCGTCGAACACGAACGGGAGCTATTCCGCAAAGACTGCGCCTTTGTTGGGGGAGAGCCTCTTACATACCCTAGTGGCAGGGTTGCCTGCAAGACTGGCGGTGTGTGATGGCAAAACCTTGGTACGTAGAAGCGCTTCCAGCTTACCCAAAGCTAGACATCAGCGGCCCACCTTGTGTTAACTGCAAGCATTGGAACCCGCAGCCTAACTACCGCAAGACGCCAATCGGATTTGCGGAGGATGGCATTACACTTTGCCACACTTTGGAAAGGTGGCCTGACTTCTCGTGCTTCGCAACTAAGATGGAGCCCGATAGCAAATGACCAAGAAGCCAGCAAAGCCGCCAGCCAGGAAAGGCAAATCAAATCCCAGGATACCCGCGACCAGCCGTAAAGAGTTGTTTGTCGCTGCTTATCTTGAGAACGGTGGCAATGCGACTCAGGCTGCTGTGACCGCTGGATACAGCGAGAAAACCGCCTATTCTGCTGGTGGGCGCCTGTTGAAAGACGTTGAAGTATCAACAAAGCTTCAACAAAAACATCAAGAAACCGTCGAAAAGCTGCAAATATCCTCCGAAGTTGCTCTAGAACACATATGGAGCATGGCAACTGCCGACGTTCGGGAGATTGTTGAATACCGCGTAGGACCTTGCCGATATTGCTATGGAATCGATCATCTGTATCAGCGCACTGCCAGTGAAATGCTACAGGCTGAGGCTAAACACGCCAAGGCCAACGAAGACGCCCTGGAGAAAGGGAAGCCAGTAACCGAGTTCGACCCGCAGGGCGGCATTGGGTACGATAAGCGGCTAGAGCCTTTTCAGGATTGCCCCGAATGCTTTGGCGAGGGAGTTGGCCGCACGGTGTTTAAAGACACATCCAAACTGAGCGCCAAAGCCGCAACGCTTTATGCTGGCGTCAAGGAAACCAAAGAAGGGCTGGAGTTGAAAACCCATTCCAAGCTGGATTCATTGGAGAAGATAGCCAAGTACCTCGGGCTGTACGAAAAAGACAATCGACAAGCCGCGCCGCAGTTTGTAATCCATACCGTTGAACTTGTTCCTATGGCAAATGGCAACCGCAAGGATTGAACTGCCAGAGAAGCTAATCCCGGTATTCGCTGGGTCTGCTGACGTTCGCGGGGCCAGAGGCGGGCGGGGTTCAGCCAAGACTCGCAGCTTCGCAAAGATGCTAGCCATTCGCGGCTACATGTTCGGCATGGCTGGTCAGAAAGGCATCCTGCTATCAGCCCGCCAGTTCATGAACTCCCTGGAAGACTCTAGCCTTGAGGAAATCAAACGGGCTATTGAAGACGAACCTTGGCTAAATGCCTGGTACGAAATCGGGCAAAAGTACGTCAAAAGCCGCTGCGGCAGTATCGAATTCACATTTGCCGGTCTGGATCGAAACATCGCCAGCGTCAAGTCAAAGGGACGAATACTGATTTGCTGGGTGGACGAAGCCGAGCCAGTGACGGACGAGGCATGGAATACCCTAATCCCAACTCTGCGGGAAGAGGGTGAAGACTGGAATGCTGAACTGTGGGTGACTTGGAACCCGAAGCGAAAGACGGCTGCAGTTGAATCGCGGTTCGTCAACGCGGGCAACCCGCTGATAAAGGTAGTTGACCTGAACTGGCGAGACAACCCCAAGTTCCCGGCCAAGTTGGAGCGTCAGCGCATGGAAGACAAGGAAAAGCGCCCAGATCAATACCCGCACATCTGGGAAGGCGAGTTTGTCAGTGTTGTGGCTGGTGCTTACTACGCTAAATGTCTAACAGACGCGAAGGCAGAAGGCCGAATTAGCCGGGTTCCTGCTGATCCACTGATGACAAAACGCGCATTCGTGGACATTGGTGGAACTGGAGCCAGGGCCGACGCATTCACTATGTGGATAGCGCAGTTCATCGGCAAGGAAATCCGGGTGCTGGACTATTACGAGGTTGTAGGACAGCCATTGGCTGCGCACCTTGAATGGATGCGAACCAAGAACTACACGCCAGAAAAGTGCCAGATATGGCTCCCGCACGACGGCTCTACCCAAGACAAGGTTTACGATGTATCCTATGAATCTGCGCTGAAAGAGGCGGGGTATGAAGTAACAGTGGTGCCGAATCAGGGTAAGGGCGCGGCGTCTGCTCGGATTGAAGCAGCTAGACGCATATTCGGCGCGTGCTGGTTTAACGAGGCGACAACCGAAGCGGGCCGCGATGCGCTTGGCTGGTATCACGAAAAGAAGGACGAGGTGCGCGGGGTTGGATTGGGACCAGAGCACGATTGGTCCTCACACGGGAGCGATTCCTTCGGCCTATTGGCCGTTGCCTACGAAGAACCGCACATTGCCAAGAAACCATCACAACCAAGGGCTAGATCATGGATGAGTTGAAAACAGCTAAGCCAGCGCATGGATTTGACAACCCGCCATACCGAGATGAACTATTCTCAGATCGCAGCGGATGGGCTGGCGTAATGAACCGCGATGGCATCAACTGTCTGACATTCCCAAATAAACCTGGTGCTGTGGTCACTTCGCACGAAAATGCCAAGGAAATAGCCGAACGCTGGAATAAAGAGGCGAACTTGACACAACCACGCAATTATGTTGCATAATGCGCGGAATATCGCAGAGTAGCTCAGTTAGGAGAGCGCTGGTTTCATAATCCAGAGGTCACTTGTGCAAGCCAAGTCTCTGCAACCACAAACCCCGTTCATACCGTGAACTCGACGCGGCCAGCTAGGGGTAAATAGCTGGATTATCCACCAATGCGTACCGGTCATCGAGGGATGCGCGAACGGCAGTCCAAGCTGCAAGCAATTGCGGTAGTCCGATTGGAACACTATTTCAGCACCTTCTGTAACTAGAAGGCCACGAATTTATTAACGTCGTGATGACGCTGTAAAACATATGTTTGGTCTGAAACTTGGGAAAATGGGCTCCGGCACTTCGTTTGGCGGGGTTCCTATCGTGCCGATTGCCGACCCACGTTTTGCACTGGTGGGGGATTCTCTGACCCAATACGGGCAACAGGGGATTTCCCTAAACACACGTACTCTGACCAGAGACGCCGCAGGCCTTGTAACTGTGGCGTTTACAAACCATGGCGTATTCGGTACGCCTGATGTCAACATTGTGAATTGCTCGGATACCTCGTATGAGTATTTCGGGCCGAAGATCACGATAGACGCCAACAGCTTCAGCTACCAGACCAGCGTAACCGGCGCGGCTGGCAATATCTCTGGTGGCGCATTGACCCAGGTTGTGATCCAAAACCGGAATCAGGGTGTTGGCTACTGGGCTTGGCTGCAGAACCTAATGGGCGGCGGCGGTCGGTTGGTTGGTAACTTTGGACAAGGCGGCGACCAGGCCGACGCAATGGCTGCATCTGTCACCCTGGCATGTGCCACGGCTGCAGAGTTTGTCATCATCTGCGCAGGCATCAACGACATAAACAGCGGCGGCGCAAGTGGTGCAACGGTTGTATCCCGCGTCACCACGCATGTAGACACCATTACGGCGGCTGGCAAGAAGTGCGTAATTCTGAGCGTTACCCCGCTGGGTTCAGCTTTCGCCACGACTGGCAAGAACACCGCAACTCTGGCTGCGAATGCGGGTTTCGCAGCGCTGCACAATGGGACTACCATTTTCTACGTTGACGCTCACCAAGACTTGGTAGACACGGGGGCCACTCAATTCACAGATGGCCGCGCATGGACTTGGGCAACATCGGACGGCGTGCATTGGGGTGAGCGTGCGGCAAAGCTGATCGCTGGACGAATTCACTCAGCCATAAGTGCATGGATTACAGTTGTCAACTGCCTGCCAACCGCCAGCGGCAACATGCCAACAATCCCCGGCTACACGGCTATTCGGGAATATGGAGAGTGGGATAGTACTGGCGGCGGTACACAGGGCACCGGGTCTACTGGCACGCTGGCGACGAAACAAACCACTCTGAGCAGCAACGCAGCAACGACCATCGTAAATTCTCTGGTTGACCGCGGTAGTTCTGCACTAGGCTACTACAACCACCAGGTGATCACGCCAGGCGGTGCCCACATTGTTTCCAACTACTGGATGACAAACAGCGGGGTAACTATCGGGTCACTCGGGCTGACAACATCTGACACAGTTATCTTCGCGCTTGAGCTCAGCGTTACCGGCGCTATTGCTGCAAATATGAGCATGCTGAGCCTGGTTATCCAGTCCAACAGCTCTGGCGCGTTTGGCTTGGCTTCATGCGGCGACTTCATCGCCCTTGCAAATTCGACCTACCGCAACGATGACCTAACTGATGTCATTTTGATGACCGGCCCATTCAAGCTGAATGCGTCGGTTACCCATCTTTTAAGCAAGCTGGAAACCAGATATACAGGCGTCGGGACCCCGCACACTATGCGACAGGGCCGCGTTGTTCTGTTCAAGAAAGATTAACCATCCGTTGAGAAACGCTGGGACACACTATGACCGAAAAGCAAGAACTGCAAGACGAACTAGAAGCGCATAAGCGAGCTGCAGAGGCTGAATCAGACCAGCGCAGCGAAGCATTGGACATGCTGAAGTTCGTGAAGCTAGGCGAGCAGTGGCCCGATGCGGTTAAATCACAGCGGGACAAAGAAGGTCGCCCATGCCTGACGATCAACCGACTCCCAGCATTTGGCAAGCAGATCACCAACGACGCCCGCCAAAACAGACCGATGATCAAATGCCATCCCGTTGGAGATAAGGCAGACCGAGAAACAGCGGAAATCTACAACGGCCTGATCCGCAACATCGAATACACCAGCGACGCGGATATTGCCTACGACACGGCGTTAGACTTTGCGGTCAACTCCGGCATTGGTTACGTCACAGTCGATATTGAGTACGCATGTGAAGACAATTTCGACAAGGACATCAAGATCAAGCGGGTAGACAACCCGTTTGCAGTGTTTGGCGACCCAGACTCTACAGCCGCAGACTCTAGCGACTGGAACCGTTCACAAGTTATTCAGAAATTCACCAAAGATGCTTTTGAGCGTCGTTGGCCCAAAGCGCAATCATCTGGTTTCGACCTGTCAGACGTTAACACCGGCTGGTTTGAGGATGACAAAATCCAAGTCGCCGAATCTTGGAAGCGCGTAAAAGTTCCAGCCATTCTGATTAAGCTGAGTACCGGCGCGATCATGGGCGAGGAAGAATACCTAAAGATCAAAAACATCTGCGATGTGCAAGGCATCACGGTAGAAGGCACCCGAGAGACAGAAAAATACCAGGTCAGCATGAACCTGATAACCGGGCAGGAAATTCTGGAGCGCCATAAGTGGCCCGGTCGATACATCCCAATAGTACCTTGTTACGGGGATGAAGTTAACGTTGATGGCAAGCGCTCATTTCAGAGCCTATTCCACTTCGCCAAAGACCCGCAACGGAATTACAACTACCACCGTTCCATGGTCACTGAGATGGGCGCACTGGCTCCAAAGTCTCCATTCATTGGCCCGATTGGCGCGTTCAAGTCTGACATAGACAAGTGGAATACAGCCAATAGCGATGCACATCCGTTCATTGGCTATGACGGAAACACCCCTCCACAGCGACAACCATTCGCAGGCCCTCCATCTGGATTCATCCAAGAGGCTTTGGCCGCAAGCGATGACATGAAGAGCATCATGGGCTTGTACGATGCAAGCTTAGGCGCTCGGAGCAATGAAACGTCAGGCCGCGCCATCCTTGCCCGTCAACGAGAGGGTGACGTATCAACTTTCAACTTCATTGACAACCAATCGCGCATGATTCGGCACCTTGGCCGGATTCTCGTAGATCTGATTCCAAAGGTCTATGATGTTCCCCGCATCGTTCGGGTGATTAAGGAAGATGGATCAAACTACAGCGTTCCCATCAATCAGCCCGTGCAGGTCATTCAAAAGCCTCCAGTGCCAGGGCAATCCAACACGCCAGAATACCGACCAATGGGGCCAGATGGTGCACCACCTGCACCGATGGGCATGCCGCAAGGCCTCGGGCCACAAGCAGGCCCAATGCAGGGCGGCGCTATGCCTCCACAGATGTCCAATGACCAGCAAGAGGAATTAGCAGGACTGGTTAAGGTGTTTGACCTAGCAGCCGGTAAATACGACGTAACCTGCGAAGCTGGGCCATCGTTCACCACTCGCCGGGAAGAGGCCGCTACGCAGATGATGCAGTTCATCCAAGCCAATCCAAACTCTGCACCACTGATCGGTGATTTGCTGGCTAAATCGCTGGACTGGCCTGGTGCGGATGAAATCGCCAAACGTCTGCAGGCCATGTTGCCGCCACAAGCGCAGAGTGGCGCTAAACCACCGCAACTGATGCTGGCCGAGGAAGCCATTAACCAGCTAAAGGGCCAAATGCAGCAGATGGGCCAATCTCTGCAAGAGAAGCAGACAGCCGACCAGATGGCTATGCAGGAACTGCAGATCAAGGGGATGGAGGCGCAAACCAAGCGGTTTGATGCAGAAACCAAGCGCATGGCCGCCATGAAGCCTGAAGCGCAAGACACGCCAGATGACAATGGATTCGAAGCGTGGAAGTTGCAGATGCAGGACAGCTTCGACCGCTGGAAGACCGAGCAGGATAACGCGGTGAAGATTGCCATTGCCGAAATGGAGCGCAACACCACGCTGATGACAACCCAGCAAGCCATCGACCAGAAGGTTGAAGAGCAGGTAACCGGGGTTGTTGAACAATTCATGCCGCACTTGGCCGGTCTTAGCCAGCAAGTAGATGGAATCAGCCAAATGCTGCCAGGCATTGAACAAAACGCATCCATGCAAGTAGCCGAACAACTCGGACCTGTATTGCAGCAACTCGCCGGTCTAGGCAATGGGGTTGCGGCTTTGCACGCTCATATAACAGCGCCAAAACGCATCATCAGGGATGAATCCGGTAGGGCGGTAGGTGTTGAAGTCGGCGGCGGGACTGTAGACATGGCAACAAACCAAGGCACACAAGATGGCGACGAATCGCAGGAAAGCACGAAAACTGAGGATTAAAGCTGAAAAATGCACGGAAACGACAAATAAACCTGTTGTTTTGCGTGAAAAGGTTACTAGCTCAGTTGACAATGCTAAAAACAATGTGTACTATCGGCCCGATATTGCCGAGACTGACGACGAAGAGGCTTTATTGCTTTTGATGTAAACGTATGTTGACTGGCCCGTGGAATACTTCAGGAGTAGCCGCCCTTTATTGGGTGGTAAGTTGAAATGGGTAGGCCGGAAACCTTTAGGTAGCCATAGTCAGCACCCGCTTACACCAAACAAGCAACCCGCACCGGTCACGCGGCCTTGTAGCTAGATAACTCTGGCTAGCAAAGTTGACCAGCTTAACGTCGAGAGACGCCGTAGCGATGCCCAGCAATGGGCTAGCTCAGAAAGATGATATGAGTGATATGGAACAACTGTCAGAAGTGACAGAATCCGCAGCGCCGGAGGCCGCTCTGCCTTCAGGACTCTCCCAAGAAACTACCGATACTGAATCGACCACCGATGAGGCTGGCTTACTTGCCACGCCGGAAAGTGAAGATGAGGAATTGGATGTTGAAGGTGAGAAATATCGTGTTCCCAAAACCCTAGCGGAACGGATCAAGGAATTGCAACAGGGCAGTCTTCGTCAAGATGACTACACCCGCAAAACCCAAACCGTAGCCGAACAGGCAAGGGCATACGAAGCACGCGCCCAGGAATTGGCAGCGCGTGAACAGTTTCAGCAGCAGCACATTCAGGCTGTCGCAAAGGTAATGGCGATCGATGAGAGGCTGGAGCAATTCTCCAAACTCGACTGGAACGCCATTGACAATGCAGACCCTGTGCAGTCTATGAAACTTGCCCGCCAGATGCAGGAATTGCAACAGCAAAGAGCCTCCATCGTAAGCGGTGCCCAACAGGCACAACAGCAGCAGACTCTCGCAATGCAACAGGCAACTGCACGGCAGCGCGAACAGGACTTGCAAATGTTGACCCGAGAGATTAAAGGCTTTGGCACACCGGAGGTGACGAAATCGCTGATTGAAAGCGGGATGAAGTTAGGCTACAAGCCGCAAGAGTTGGAGAACATGACCGACCCTCGCGCAATGAAGGCCTTTGACATTGTGGACAAGTACTACAAGCTCATCGCAAAGCAAACAGCAGAATCGAAACCGAAGCCAGCCGAAGTAAAGCCGATTCCCAGGGTAAGCCCAGGGAGTGGCGCGGTGAAGAAATCCATTAGCGATCCAAAGATTTCTATGGCCGACTTCATCAAGCAACGCGAAGAACAACTCAAGCGCCGATAGGCGTCAACACATCCGCCGAGAGGCGCTGTAAAGGAAAAGACCATGGCAAATACATTGCTGACGATTGACATGCTGACCAAGGAAGCCATCCGAATCGCGCATGAAAAATCGCAATTCATCAAGACCACCGACTTGCAGTATGACGAGCAATTCGCAAAGAAGGGCGCTAAGATTGGCGATGCCCTGCGAATCCGCAAGCCAAACAAGTACGTCGTTTCTGACGGACGCCAACTGGTTGTACAGGATCAAAACGAGCAATCCGGAACATTGACAGTTGCGACACAAAAGCACGTTGGTATGGAATTCAACTCCGCAGAAATGTGGAGCGACATTGACGACATCTCTAAGCGTTACATCGAGCCAGCAGTAGCGGCCCTGATTTCTCGCATCGAGTCTGACTACATCGCCGCTTGCACCAAGGCCACATGGAACGTCGCCGGTACCGCTGGCACCGCCCTGACTGACCTGGTTGTGCCTGGTGCTGCCCGCGCAAAGCTGAATCAAGGCCTTGCACCGAAAGACGGTCGCCGTTACATCCAATGCGACTCTGTTGCGATGGGTGGTCTGGTGAATGGTCTGAAGGGCTTGTTCCAAGACTCCAGCCAGATCAAGGAGCAATACCGCGAAGGCATGATTGGCCGCACATCGATGGCCGACTGGTACGAAAACGAGCGCATGTGGACCATGCAAAACTCGGCTGACGTTGCTGGTGAAATCAACAATGGCTCGCTGGTTAACGGCATCACCTCGCTGACTGTAGATGGCTTCTCTGTCGCTCCCGCAGAAGGCATGGTGTTTACCATTGAGGGGATATACGCCATCAACCCAGAAACCCGCGCTGCATTTCCACACTTGCAGCAGTTCGTGTGCGGTGCAGGTTGCACTGCCACCAACTTGGTGTTTACACCAGCGATCTATTGGGACAGCACGGGTCCAAACGCAGCACTCCAGAACGTGAGCGGCCAGCCATCGAATGATGATGACATCACATTCGTAGGAAATGCCTCTGCGAACTACGTGCAGCAACTGATGTACCACAAGGAAGCGTTCCAGATCGTGACTGCTGATTTGCCAACCATGGGCGATAGCATCACTTGCTCGGTGCAAAACCATGAAGGTATCTCGCTGCGCATCTGGCAACAGTCCGACATCAACAACGATCACATGGTGATGCGTATTGATGCGCTGTATGGCTTCGGTGCACTGCGTCCAGAGTGGGCGTCAAGACTCATAGGCGCCGCTAACGCCTAATATCGGAACTACAGCGATGACCGTTTTACTTGCGAATTCACGGGTTTTGTCAACGCATCTTTTGCATTCCACCCGTCAGCAACTCGCTGGTAAATGGTCTTTGCTGGGATTCCAAGTTCTACGGCCCAATCAATAACGCATAGAGTTTTGCCATTATGTTCAAGAAAAACATTGCGACTGTAGTTTCTGGTTTGCTGCTTTGTGGTACTCCACTTGCAGTTTTCCTTCTCATAGTTGCCGTCGTTGTTTTTTCTGTCGAGTTGCAAGCCTTTTTTATAGCCCTCGGTCATGTCGGCTATGAAGTTGTTGACATCAAGCCATCGGTCGCAAACTTGTATGCCGCGACCGCCGTAGCGATGGTATCTCTTGTCTTTTGGATTTGTGCAGCGCCTAACCATGGCGCTCCAGACTCCAAAAAGCGGATGGTTCCACGCGCCATGTTTTGTGACGGCCTCTTTACGAAGGCACCCGCAACTTTGCGAAGTGCCATCTCGGAGTGTGTCGCCTCTGACGTAGCGCGGAGGACTACCGCAAGAACACTGGACCTTGGCAAAAAGAGATTTAACACCCTCTTCCTTGAAGATGCCAAGAATGGTGTATCTGGCAAAAACATCGCCTGTCTTCATAAGTTTGGATTCGGCAGCAATCACGCGAGTCTCCTAGTTAGTTCCGATTAAAGACGTCATTGTAAAGGAAACACATCATGACTATTTCTACTGTTCCCGTTCAATTGGGCACCCACTCTCCATCTGGCACGGTTGCGCCCGGTCTTCACCGCGAGGTGATCAGCGGCGTGGGTGCTACACGCACCTTGCTGGCTAGCGAATCTGGCGCTTTGTGCCTGTTCGACCGTGCGGATGGTGTTGTCTACACGTTGCCAACCCCTGTTCTTGGCATGCAATTCGAGTTCGAGGCCACTGTGGCTGTGACTACGAACGCATACAAGACGATCACTGCTGCCGAAACCCAGTTCTTGCTTGGCAGTGTCATCATGGGTGACGATGTTATTGCAACATCTGGTGGCGTTTTCGAGGCCAACGGTACAACCATCGTTGCAATCTCTGAAGACGGTGCAACCAAGGGTGGTTTGATTGGTAGCCGCTATGTCGTTACAGCGATCAGCACTACTCAGTGGCTCATTCACGGCGTTCTGCGCGGTACGGGCACGTTGGCAACACCGTTCGCCACCTCGTAGTTCTCTGCGATCTTACCGGCCCTTCGGGGCTGGTTTTTTATCAGCTTGCAACTTTCAAAAGTAGGAACATATGGCATACGTAAAACACCCAATCCACGGCAACAAGCATGTAGAAGACTCAGAAGTCGCTGCACTTGTTGAAGCTGGCTGGACGCAATGGCCTCGTAAGGCCGAAGACAAAGCATTGGGCGATGGCTCTGATGCTGCTTACTGGCGCAAAAAGAACGAGCGCGACATGGCCGAAATGAAGGCCCAGCTTGAAGCCCTGAAATGCGGCGAAGTTGTTGTGCCGAATCTCGGCGGCGGCGGCGGACCTATGGAGCCATTATCCGCTCCAGTTGAAGACAAGCCACGCAACAAGCCAGGCCCAAAGCCAAAGGCATGAGTAAATGGCGATCACGACATATGCCCAACTCGTCACCGCTCTGGATGGCGAGGATGGGTATTTGCACCGAACCGACCTAACGGCAAAGATACCCGACTTCATCCGATTAGCAGAGAGCGAAATCAATAGCGACCTAAAAACGCTTTTGATGGAAACCGAGACAACGCTAACGGCTTCGATTGGATCTCGCCTGATGGCCGTTCCTACGCGGTTTGGCAAGCCTTTGGCGCTGTGGTGCACAACCGACTCGCCACGGGTGGAAATGATCTACCGCACGCCGGAAGATTTGCCGGTTACTGGAGACAATGCGCCGTCTGACTTCTACACCATTGATGGAGCGTATGTAGCAACTGAAAACCCAGCGGATTCGGCGCACACGTACACCCTGCGTTATCTGCCAGTGTTTGACATTGCCACCACATTGACCAACACCGTTCTGACGAACTGGCCCAAAATCTATGTTTTTGGCGCGTTGCTGCAGTCGGTTGCATGGACCAGGGATTTGGCGCAACAGGGGTATTGGCAATCGGAATACGACAAGGCAATAGACAAGGCAATGATCGATACAAACGCCACAAAGAGCAAGCAAACGCTGCGTTGTGACAGTTTCTTTAGCGGTCAAGGTTCCAATATTTACAGGGGTATCTGATGACCGTAGAAACCGCAACAGACGTTACCCAGCTAAATGCCTCATACCCCTTGGTTGGCGACCCCATTGGCCAGGGTGATGACCACATCCGGCTGATTAAGACCGTTCTTCTCTATAGCTTTGCTGGGGCCACATCAACCGGTGTTACTGGCTTCTATGTCGCCACGCAACCGCCTGGAACTAACAACGGGCTTGCAGCGAGTACGGCGTTTACCAGCGCGGCGATTGCAGCGGCTGCATTCTCTTCTGTCCTGCCAAGTCAAACTGGCAACAGCGGGAAGTTTGTAACCACTGATGGAACTAACGCAAGCTGGGCGGCTGTTCCGGTATCAGGGCAAGACATATTTTTACAAGTCAATTTCGGAGGCCTCTAAATGGCAATGACAGCAACACCCGTATTCGCTCAGACTCCAAAAACGTTCATCGCAACGCTAACCAGCCCAACAGCGATTACAAGCCGAGCAAACATCGCAGGAACTATCGGATTGGTCAAGCTGACAGACACAACTACAAACGGCTTCCGAACTGACAACATCACAGTAAAAGCCAAAGAAACAACTGTCGCTGGTACGGTGTGCATCTGGATTTACAACGGCACCACATCACACCTTTGGAAAGAGATAGCCGTCACTGCGGTTACCGCTTCCACAACGGTCGCATCGTTTGAATCGTCCACAAATTTCGAGAATACAAATCTAGAGCCAACGGAGCAATACTACGTTAGCTCCACGATAGATCAAGACTTCACGATCTACGCAAACGGAGCGGCTTGGTAATGGCTGGCGCATTTAATTACGGCCCCCCGTCTTCTGGCGGTGGAAAGCTTCGCTATCAAGAGTTTTTGGCGTCTGGCACCTTTACACCATCCGCAAGATTGATTGCGAATGGCGGTCAGTGCTATGTCACCTTGGTGGGTGGTGGTGGTGGTGGTGGTGGTGGTGGTATTGGAGCCAACTCAGGCGGCGGCGGCGGCGGAGGAGGGGCTTACAGAAACATGGTCCCAGTGACCGTAACGGCGCAACCTGTAGCTGTTTCCATAGCGGCGTCAGCGGCTGGAGGCGCTACGGCGACAAATGGCACGGTTGGTAATGACAGCACATTCGGAGCGTTTCTAACAGCCAAAGGCGGCGGTTATGGTGGCGGTAATGCTGCTGGCGGCGCTGGCGCTTCTGGCGGCGGCGGCAATGGCAATACAGCAGCAGGCGGTGGCGGTGGCGGTGGCGGTGCCGCAGGAACAGGACAGCCACCAATAGCACTGACCGGCATTGCTCAACAAGGCGGGACCAGTAACGCTTTGGGCGGTAGCGCAGGCGCATTGGGGGCAAATGCTGGGTCTCTTGCTGGTGGAGCTGGTGGGCCTGGCATTAATGGCCGATCTGGTGGCGGAAGTGGCGGCGGCGTGGCGGCGGCGACTCCTGCTTCTCATGGTGGTGGCGCTGGCGGGGGCGCTGCCAGTGTTGGAACTGCGGGTCTTGCGAACACTGGCGGCGGCGGTGGCGGTGGCGGGAATACATCCGCTGGTGGTGCTGGCGGTACTGGTTATTGCCTTGTCGTCTGGAGCGAGTAATGGAATACGCATGCGTCAAAAATGGCATTGTTGAAAACGTCATCGTGTGTGACCATGCGTTTGCAGACTACATCGCCAACAAATGGGATGCAGTAGTCCCATCGCAAGGCAGTGGTATTGGTTGGACGTATGCAGATGGTGTTTTTTCCGCACCAGAAGAATCGCAACAAATGGTCGCACGTTCTGGCGATGGCGGAGGACCACTTGAGCCGGTTTAATTTGGCGGCTGCATTGCTCTTTATAGGGGTCAGCCGTAACTATGGATGGCTGCTGGTGGACCCTGAGTTTAGGGGTCTTGCCAGCAAAGCACTCGGGGCTATGGCTGCACTCTGTCTGATCGCAATCATCGCTTATCACTGCGCAAGCAAATGGGTTTTGTTGGTTTCTGCTGCATATGGATTTGAAGAACTCCAGACAGCAGCTTGTTCAGTCATGTATTTGGTTGAGCCTTGGCCCGTAGAGGTCGGCCAGTCAATTTGCAGCGCCCGCATCGGCTTTGATGTTGGAGCTGTTGGGATAGCAGTCGTTGGATATATCGCCTATAGATTGGCACATCAGGATGGTGAAAAAAATGAATGAGGTTGAAAAGCCGGTATCCAATGAAGTCTTAGAGGTGCATCTTGGGTATCTGCGAGAGGAGCAGCATCGCATGAACGCGAGTCTGCACAAGCTGCTACTAGGGATGTCAGAAATGGCTACAAAAAGCGATTTGGAAAAATTGTCATCGCGGTTTGTCACGACCGACCGATTCGACGCACTAGAGAAGAAAGTAGACAAAGGTACGATTGGCAGCACGTTTGACCGCTGGGTTTCAGTGCTTACCAAACTGTTTGCGGCTGGCACTGCGCTAACCGCATTCATCGGCCTTATTTACGCCTTCGTTCGTTTCTCAGACAAAATTTCCCTATTGGTGAAGTAATGTTTGCAACCATAGACAACTGCGGCACTGGCTTAAATGCCGACCTAACCCCTGAAGAGTTGGGGAATGGTGTGTGGTCGGCTGCATCAAATATGCGTTTCAACAACGGCTATGCTGAGCGCTTCAAGGGCACAGTTCAGGTGTTTGATACGCCTACGATTACGCCTTACTTTCTAGCCCCCTATTCAACCAGCACTGCCCGATATTGGATACACGCTGGCATCAGTTCTATTCACGTAGACGATGGGACCACGCGAACAGACATCACAGGGCCAGGGCCGACTGGCGCTGTTGATGACCGATGGACAGGCGGGTCCATTAACGGCGTCTGGGTCATGAACAACGGTGTGGACGTTCCAACATACTGGAATGGCGACACCGGCACAAATCTGGCGGCCATCGGAGGATGGGATTCGTCATGGCGTGCAAAGGCTCTGCACCCATTCAAGAATTTCATCGTTGCCCTTGGAATTACCAAGGGCTCCACGGTTTACCCGCACATGGTGAAATGGTCAACCACCTTGAACCCTGGCGCGATAACATCTGCTGGAGACTGGGACGAAACGAACCCAGCGCTAGATGCTGGTGAGCAAGACTTAGCGGAAACGCCGGATATTCTGGTGGACTGCATGCCGATGGGAGATGTAAATATTATTTACAAAGAGCGCTCCATGTATGCCATGACGTACATAGGCGCACCGTTCATCTTTCGGTTCCAGCGATTGCCTGGGGAGACGGGGATGCTGGCCCGTGGCTGCGGCGTCAATACGCCATTAGGCCATGTGGTTTTGACTGCTGGTGATGTGGTTCTTAATACCGGCCAAGGCGTCACTTCGGTGGCAAACGGCATTGTTAGAAATTTCATTTTTAGCAACATTAGCATCGACAACTACAAGCGGGCGTTTCTCACATCCAACCCGCAGAAGAATGAAGTTTGGGTGTGCTTCCCATACGGCACAACCGCCACATGCAATAAAGCTTGTGTCTGGAACTGGATTGACAAATCCTGGTCTATTCGTGAACTGTCTAACGTAACATACGGCGCGTTTGGGCAAATAAATTACACATCGTCTGCGGCAACATGGGCATCGCTTGGGGTTGCTGGCACTGCATGGGATATGATCGGCAGTACATGGGATGAAAACGAATACAGTCCAGCAGAAGCGCGGCTGCTGATGGTGCACACAACGCCATACATCAGCTTGCAAGACTCTGGGACTAGCGACTTCGGAAGTCTGATTACGGCAACCATAGAGCGGACCGGAATGCACATGGGTGACCCTTACTCGGTGAAGGTCACGAAGTCTTTGTACCCGCGAATTGATGGTAACAACGGGTCTACGGTGTCGATCCAGTTTGGGACATCGATGTATGCAGATAGCCCGCCAGCATGGGGCTCGGTTCAGACTTTCACGATAGGCCAATCTCAAAAGATTGACTGCATGAGGTCAGGCCGTTTTTTAGCCGTGCGGTTTGCAAACTCGGATTACTACCCGTGGCGAATCAAGTCATTCGGCATTGAGTACGACACGGCGGGAGGCTTCTGATGGCTCAATATGTGCCAGGCAACCCGCCAACAGAACTATCCGGTTTGCAGAGATACCTGCAAGAAGAGTTCGCAAAAATGGAACAAGCACTAGCCACGCAAGTGCAATCCATATCCTTCCAGACTCTTTATGACTACCCGCCAAAGTACCGCGAGGGAACCACGTTCAAGGCTGACGGGACTACGTGCGACCCTGGTTCTGGTGCTGGGACTTACCAGTATCGCGGCGGCGCTTGGAACTTTTTAGGTTAAGGAAAAAAACATGGCAGTTGATCAAAACAATCCTTGGGCTGGTGATATTCAGTTGCAGGGCGGGGTGCTCACGCAGCAGGCTATTAAAGACTTTTTTGCATCCAACCCAAACTCGCAGCAGGTTTTGCAGCGGGCATCGCAGTTGGGAATGTCTCAGGACCAATTGCGTCAAGCGGTGAACAGTGCTGGATTGCTGAAAGACGACAACAACCAGTCTTACCTAAATGGAGCTGGTGGAAAACAGGGCCTTTATCAGCAGTACGCAAACGACCTATGGAGCGGCGACACTGGTTATGGACTGGATAGTTACGGCATGGCCGGAGGTAACGCCAAGATCGTTGCAGGCACGGGACACAACCTAGCAGACATGGGCAACGGTGCGCAGCAGTGGCAAGAGTTCGGAACCGGTCAAAACTCTGCTGGTCCGGGCAATGGCGGCTATGGAGGCGGCAATGTTGGATTCGGCGGGTCAAGTGGTGGCATGCAGAGCCAAACGCAGCCAGGTGGGCAAAACCCGTACCTACAAGGCATGGGCAAGAACATCATCGACCAGATGACGGAGAACTACACCCGCAACCAACTCCCGGCAAGTCGTTCGGGGGCTATGGCTGCTGGTGGCTTTGGTGGCTCCCGTCAGGGTGTTGTAGAGGCTAATGGCCTGAATGATCTGAACCGTGGCATTGGTCAGAATCTAACCAATCTTTACGGCCAAGACTGGACAAACTCTCAGAATAGGGGTTTGCAGCAACAGTCGATAAACAATAGCTACGATTTGGGCTTGAAGTCCAACGATTTGGGATTTGCCAATCTCGATTCCAACAACCAGCAATTCGGCGCGAACTATGGGTTGAACGTAATGAACGCTCAGAACCAATGGGCAAATCAAGGTGTGCAGGCTGCAAACGGCATTCAAAACACACCTATTGACTACAATCGCTACTTCCAAGGGCAGGCAAACCAAATGGCTGGTCAAGGTGGTACTAGCACGAATACCCAAACAAACCCAGGAAACCCGTGGGTTGGTGCACTTGGCGGTGCTCAGTTGGCAAATTCATGGTTTAACGGACGGGGGTAATTTATGAGCTGGGAAAACTACGACGAAAACCAGACGCCGCAGGCCATTGCAGCCCGGGCAGAACAACAACGCAGGCAGGCCGCATATACCGCTGCCAACCGCATGTCCCGTGAGGACTTTCTGCGTAAGTACGGCACCACGTTTGTGGCTGATGACCGTGGCGGCAATGCTGCGTCTGAGGTGGCCGGGCAGGACGTTGGGCAGTATTACGACCAGTATCTGGCTGATGGTGCTACAGGTGACGCTTCTGGTTTTGGTTACAAGTACCGAGACGCTAAGCCGTATTTTGACGCTTGGGACAACGTAGACCCCCACCCCGAGAGCCAAGACCTTGGAGGTGTGGGAGAGTTCTGGCGGCAGATTGGGCGACCAGTGGCAACCGCCGCAGCGATGTATTACGGGGTTGGTGCGTTAAACGGCTTGGCGGGTGGAGCTGCTGGTGGTGCTGGCTCTACAGCGGGCGGCGGTGCACTTGGTGCTGGCGCTGATTTCGGCATGGGCACATATGGAGCGGGCTTAGGGGGTGAGACTGCAGCGTTAAGCGGTAGCCAAATCGCCGCACTATCCCCGGCTGCATCTGGCGGCGGGTTCTCATTTGCAACCCCCGAAATCATGACGGCTGGCACTGGTGTTGATTTAGGCGCAATCGGTACAACCGCCATCCCAAGCGAGGCGGCATTAGGATTCTCTGGTATTGGCGGTGGTACGGGTGGTTCTGCTGGCATTGGCTCTGGTACCGCACTGGGCGGTGGCGGCGCATCTGCTGGCAGCGGCGGGCTAGGTGGAATTTGGGACAAAGCTACAAACTACATATCAGACCCGAGCAACCTCATGAAGATTGGCGGCACGATTCTTGGCGCTGGTGCTGGGGCTGCGGCAAGTGGCGACAAAACCACCAGCACAAGCAGCAACCGCGATCCATGGGGGCCTGCGCAACCTTACCTGCTGGACAACCTGAAAACAAACGCAAACGCGCAAGAGTTTTACCGCGCCAACCCGTTTAGCGATCTGCAGAAGCAACAGTATCAAACCCTGTTTAACTCGCTTGCAAACAGCCAAGCGAACATACCGGGCCTGCTGGCTAACGCATCTAACTTCGGGCAAAGCAGCCGTGGGCGCATGCCTGCAATGCAAGGCCTTATTTCTGGCACGCAAGGGGCTCCCATAGATTGGAGTCAGTATGCAAACATCGGGAGACGCTAATGGCCGGTTTTCTTGACTTCCTAAACAGCGCAGAAGCCCAAGCAGGACTAGGCTTGCTGGCCGCTGGTGGTGCACGCGCAGACGGTGCTAATTTCGGCCAACGCATGATCGAAGGCCTTGGGCAAGGTGACAAGTGGAAAGCGCAACAGGCTGCGATTAAACGCGCTGAAATGCAGGACCAGATGGCGCAGATGCAGATGCAACAGGCGCAGCAGCAGATGGCGCAACAACAGAAGATGCAAGGGCTGGTACAGCAGTTTGGTAGGCCAGCGGTAGGCATGGCTGCAGATGGCTTTGGACCGTCTGCGCCTGCTAGCTTTGACCGGAAAGGCTATGGCGCTGCACTTGAAGCACTTGACCCAATTGCTGGCATGCAGTACATGCAAAGCATCCAAAAACAAGCGCCGAAGCTGACGGCGTATAAGCCGGGTGATAGCGTGCGCGATGATTCGGGACGCGAAGTGTTCAGTATTCCCAAAGAGCAGAACTTGCCATCTGCCATTCAGGAATACGAGTATGCAAAGCAGCAAGGAGAAACCGCTCCATTTACCCAATGGATGCAAAACCAAAAGAAGGCCGGGGCAACCAACGTCAGCACCAAGATTGAGAACAAGATGGGCGAAGGTTTGGCGGCCCAGGTCGGCCCAATGGTCAAAGACACCTACACGGCAGCGCAGGGCGCAGTGCAACAGATAGATGCAGCCAAGCGCATTGTTGATGCCGTAGACAGCGGGAAAGTTATCGCTGGTCCGTTGGCTGGTGGTCGGCTGAAAGTAGCTCAAATCGGCCAAATGCTGGGCGTAAATGGCAAGGATGAAGCAGAAACAATCGCCAACACTCGCCAAGTGATCCGGGGATTGTCTGAAATGACGCTGCAAGGCCGCAAACAGATGACCGGACAGGGTGCTATCACCGAGAGCGAAGGAAAGCTAGCGGAAAAGGCCAACTCTGGCGACATTGCCGACTTGACGCCATCGGAAATTCGTCAACTAGCAAATGCATCCGCACGCGCTGCCAGGTTTGTCTACGGAGTGCATCAGCAAAATCTGCAAGAACTGCAGAGCGACCCTAATACTGCCGGGCTTTCCAAGTTCTATCGCCCTGCACCTTTGCCGAATTTCAACTTTGAGCAAGCCGCGCCCGCTGCGCCAAGTGGCGGCGGCTGGAGCATCACACCTGTGGGCAAATAATGGCAACATTTGAAATCACATCGCCAGATGGCCGCAAGTTTCAGGTAACGGCCCCAGATGGCGCATCGCAGGACGAAATCCTGAAGTATGCGCAATCGAACATGCCAGACCCTGCAGTTTCTGCTGGCAAGACGATAAACAGCATTCCGCGCCAACTTGGCCTTACGGCACGATATGGGCTGGAGGGCGCTGGAGAGGCTGCGCAGATCATTTCAGAGCCAATCCGTGCTATTACAGACCGGCTGACAGGCTTCTCTGGCAGGACTAAACCGGCTGGTGAGTTGGCGGGTCAATTTGCGGACGCAATCGGTTTGCCAAAGCCAGAAACGCCAACAGAGCGCACAGTCGGAAATGCCACAAAACTGGTAGCTGGAACCGGAATAAGTTTGGGCGCTGCCCGCTTGGCGCAGCCGGTGTCTGATGCGCTGCAATTCGTTGCCAAAGGGGCTGCGCCTGTTATTCAGGGTATGTGGCCGAAAGTCGCGCAATTCTTTGGCCAAGCTCCGGTTAGCCAATTGGCCGCAGCTAGTGGCGCTGGTTTGGCTGGTGGAGCATCTAAAGAAGCTGGCGGATCGACTGGTGAGCAAGTATTGTCGTCTGCGCTTGGCGGACTTGCGGGCGGCGGCGCTGTGTCTGCCGGGTCGGCAATCGGAAACAAGGTAACGGCGTTGAAAAATGCCATGATGACCCCGCAGCAAATGGACATGCGGATAGCGTCTGTACTGGAGCGCACAGGCGTTGACTATTCGCAAGTTCCAGAGCGTGCACGACAAGCGCTGCGGGCTGAATTGTCTGGCGCACTGCGGGCCGAACAAGAGCTAGACCCGGCTGCGGTTGCCCGTCTACTTGACTTCCGGCGCAACAACCTCACGCCAACACGCGGCACGGTGTCGCTTGATCCGGTGCAAATCACTCGTGAACAGAATCTAGCCAAGATGGGCGCAAATTCTGGTGATGAAGTTCTGCAAGGCTTGCCACGAATCCAAAACCAGAACAATGCACAACTGATAAACCGGTTGAACGAGATGGGCGCACGCTCGGAGATGGACCCGGTTGCGGCTGGTCGCATGTTGCAAAACCGCGTGACAGGCACGCAATCCGGCTTGCGGTCTGCCGAGCAAGAGGCTTGGAATGCCGCAAAGGCATCACCTGGATACACGCAGCCAATCTATCCCGAGGGCCTGAATGCCATAAACAAGGCATTGGGCGATGAAGGGATGATGGGCTACATGGCAAAGCCAATCAGCGAATACATGGCGGCATTCCAGACCGGGCAACAGCCATTTACACCACAGGCCTATAAAAACCTGCAGTCCATGCTTGCGGGAGAAATGGCGAAGGGTGGTAATGAGGCTGCTGCGGCTGGCATTGCACGGCGGGCGCTGGAATCGTCGCCAATGCGCCCAATCACAAACCCAGGCGGTAGAGACTTCGGAACCGCACCAGTTACCGAGCAATTGGCATCCATGCTGCGGGCCAGTGATGCGCAGGCTGGCGAGTCAATTCAAGCCGTAGACGCAGCACGTAGAGCCACAAGGGCTGCGTATCAGTACGAGGATTCATCGCCATTGGTGCGAAGCGTGCTGTCTGGCGGTTCAACAGCCGACCCTACACGCATTGCACAACGATTCGTTATTGGTGGTACGCCGGACGAAGCCGCAATGGTGGCCCGTGAGGCTGGTCCTGAAGGCTTGGCAACCATCCGTGATGCACTGATAACCCACATCAAGCGCGAAGCCGTGAGCGGTGCTGCAGATGAAGTCGGCAAGGTGTCGCAATCCAAGCTGAATTCGACAATTCGTAAGATTGGGCAGGAAAAGCTGCGGATGTTCTTCACGCCCTCTGAGATTGAAGACCTCAGCTCTGCTGCAAGGGCCGCAAGCTATATGCAGGTACAGCCCGTAGGTTCTGCGGTCAATAATTCAAACTCAGGCGCGTTACTTCTTGGACGCGGGATTGATGCGCTAAACAGAATGCCGGTAATTGGCCCCATGGTTGGTCCAGCACTGAAAAACATCGATGTGAGCCTGCAAACCCGTAGGGCGCAAAATGTTTTACCGGGATTGCTGGCAGAGCAGGCGCGTCCACCGTGGCTAAGTGGCTTTGTTGGCCCTGGTGTTGCTATGGGCGGGCTACTTGCCGCGCCAGGATCGCAATAAGGCCAATATGCAAAGTGCAATGACTAGCCCTAAGGCGCTCGGGTTAATTGATTCCATACCCCATTCTATCCAGAAACCAAAATATGACTAACTGGCACTGGCGCGACCTATTTGTTGACCACCAAACCGGCAAATTGCGGGAAACACTGATATGGTCAAATCTCGGAAAGGTCGGGCTATCCATTTGGTTCGGGACCGATATTTACTACAGAACTGCCACAACCGACCAGGCGATGGTATTTGCGAGTATCGTTGTACTGCATGAATTGGGGTCTAGGTTTTTTAACCAACGCCAGCAAGTAATTGATAAGGATGCGAAGCCATGAACCCAAACCGAAAGGCATTCCTAGATATGCTGGCTGTGAGCGAAGGCACCAGCACCAGCCCCGCTACTTTGGATAACGGGTATGACGTAATCGTCACTGGTATCGATGGAAAGCCAGAGATATTCACCGAATACAGCGATCACCCGTTTAACAAGGGGCGCAAGTCAAAGGTGATAAACAGCAAGGGGCTAACAAGCAACGCCAGCGGGCGATATCAGTTCATGCTGCGAGATTGGGAGCACTACCGCAATCAACTGGCATTACCTGATTTTGGGCCAGAATCGCAAGACCTTTGGGCCATTCAGCTTATCCGGGAGCGAGGGGCATTGCCGCTGATCGACATTGGAAATTTTGACCTAGCCGTGGCGCGTGTAAAGAACCTGTGGGCGTCTTTGCCTGGTGCTGGGTATGGACAACATGAAAACAAACTGGACAAGTTGAGAGCGGCTTACATCGCTGCCGGTGGTTTGATAGCATGATAAACATCATCCCGAGCTGGGCCTACTGGATAGCCATAGCAGCCCTAACCGCTGCAATAGGTGTACAGCAAGTACGCATAGCCAATGCGCATACAGCACTAGCAACCGAACAAAAGTCCCGCGCAGACGAAACAATTGAACGTCAGAACCTGGTAATAGCCCATGGTGAAAAGCTGCGCGAAGTGGAATCTAAACACGCTGCCGACCAGCAAGAAAAGGACGAAAAGTATGCAAACCAAATATCTACCATCAAAGCGGCTGGTGCTAATGATCGTGCTGATGCTAACCGGTTGCGCCGCCAGCTTGCCGACTTCACCACCAGTACCACTAGACCCGGTGAAACTGACGCCGTTGCCTGCCAGCGTGCAAAAGATCGACTCCAAAGCGTCGGCACCCTACTTGGCGAAGGCATCGACTTGGAAGCAGAAAGTAGAGAGCTTATCAAACAGCGAGACGCAGAAATAGAACTGCTGCTAGGTCAGATTCGCTTAGACAGAAAAGCTATCGGAATGGAGAAGTAAATGGCCGGACTAGACTACTCAAAACTAGACCATGCAGCGTTGTCAACGCTCCGCAGCAGGGTAAAGCCGGGGTCTGCGGAAGACCAGCAACTTGCGCCATTTGAGCATGGAGCCTTCGCAAGGCAGTGGACAGAGGAAAACCCGCTGCTAGCCGCGCCATCGTTGGCGGTTGCTACGCCTTTGTACTACCTTGCCAAACAGAAACCTCTGCTAGACATGGCCCAAAGCCTAGGCCTAGTTGGTGAAGGCGCTACGCCCGCAAGCCTCGACCAATTGAAGCGCAGCTATGCCGGAATCGGCCAAGGGCTTCTAGCCAATGCGCGAGGGTTGTTTTCCAGATAAACCCAGCCAGTAGGAACAGGCAAAGCGACATAGGCCATTGCCCCTCTCGAAACATTGCATCTGGCTCCACAAGGCTCCAATACAGCCAGTAGCTACCATCTACGCACCACCAAGCCATAAACGCAGCGGCGGGCCATTTGCGCCATTCCAAACGGATGATGGAAGCCCAGACCCAATCAGCGCAAAGGTAAGTTGAGCAGGCCATCACCAAAGATACGCCTATGTCCCAATCACCATATCCAAAGAACAAAGCCCCGTAGATCAGCCATGACAGGCCGAGTAGAAATGTGATGTTTTTCACCAGCCACCCCAGAAAATGAATTTGATACAAGCGACAGCCACCAGGCAACGATAAGCAAATCGCACCCAATAGCAGATGCAGTCATAAAGAATGATCTGCTCAAGAAAGTTTCTTTGTTTCATGGTGACATTGAACTATAAAACTACCGCGCTTGCAAGCTGTGATTACATCCATTAGACTGGTTGCATGTCAGCTCAATTGGTAGAGTTCAACCCATACCTGTTTGACGCCGTTGCAATGATGGCGATTTCTCCAGCGGTTGCCTGGAGGCTTGAGCGACTGATGGAGAACGACGAGGAAATGACCGAGCAGGATTGCAACGACATCACTTGGATCAACCTGGTGAACACGCCGATAGAGCTACTGGAGGCCCATTGAGCAAAACCCAGCGCCACGACCCAATCCCGAAGCCCAAGAAGCCGCGCCAGGTGAAGCGCGAGAGGATTATGGAGTTGATGCAGGCCGAAGCCCCGCAGCCGGCGCCTAGGCCTGATCCGGTGCACTGGCAGCCGCTGGGCTGACTTGCCCGGCCTGCTTCTGCCGCAGCGCCTCGATAAACAGCAGCGATTCCAGCGTTTGCCGCTTGTATGCGTTGATGATGTACTGGCGCTCATGCTCGGCGCGCTCTGCCGGCGTTGGCGCTTTGCCTAGCGGGATGCCTACGTCAAGCATTGGGCGCCCAGGCCACAAACGCGCAGACGGCTATTAGGGCGAGTACGGCTAGTTCCATGGGGGCGGCTAAGCATTGGCCTTCAACCCAGCCTGGTATGCGGTGCACCATACTTCCATGAAGTCGGATGCCTGGACGCACTTGAATGCATCCGTCGTTTTTCTCCACTGCTCGAACTCGTTAAGCATTCTTGTTCGAGCGCGGTCCCGCTCTTCAAGAGCGGCAATCATGAAATCGATGCTCAGTGTTGGGCTTTGATCTTCAGGCATGGTGCTCCAGTGGCTTGGAGAAGTCGAGTTTCAAGGTGTGTAGCGGGTCAGTGATAAGCGCCTCGCAGTGTTGGCAGCGCTCGCGGATCACAGTGCACGGCTCTGGGCTGGTGCCATCCATGCGGACATAGCTACTCGATTCGCGCCTACTCCCGACATCCTCGTTGTGCCAAGCGACTTGTTTGCCGCAGATTGTGTGGATTACTGGGATCACAGCGCCTCCCGGTAAACAAACTGAACACCAGTTTGCCAAGACGGCAGCAGGTTCTGAACCCGGCCAAGCGCCTGTTCTTCATCCCGAGCGGCGCACGGCGCGACATGCACCACTTCATCAGCACCCCATCCGCGCGGATTCATGAGGGTGTAGTCGATCATCCCGTCATCACGCCTGGTGGCTCGAATGTAGTAGGGAGTGTTGCCGGGGATGCTCACAGCAACCCCCTATAAGCAGTCCAAGCGGCAATCATGACGCGACTATCTCGCAAGGAATACCCGCCACCAACATCGCATTTACATGCTTGCGCTTGACCTTTGTCTCGGCCCCATCTCGCACCCACACCATATCAGGTCGCCCGCCACCAGAGCTGACGCTTACCGGGTAATACGCACCCCTGCCGTGGTTAGAAATGATGGTCACAGCCTCTTCGTTGTAGGCTATGGCGCGTGCAATTTCTTCAGCGTTATTCATCCCCCCATCCTACCCCTCCAGCCTGGAAACGGCAAGCCTCCGTTTATGGTATCAATCGTGGTATCGTGATGGCAAGTGCTTGATTTTGCGTGACATTTTGCCCCCTCCTCTTCCTCCAGTATTAGTCCCGGACGGTCTATAAAAGTCCCAATTAGTCTCAGAATCAAGACCAGCTCACTCTGGGGCTAGTCCATAATCGTCCCAATCAGTCCATACCGGTTCCGCGCAAGCCAAGCGCCAAACATGGTATCGGGCATGGCATTCAACGGGGCGATACCATGGCACTCACAGTGCGAGCGATAGAGGCGGCAAAGCCTAGAGACAAGGGCTACAAGCTGGCCGACACCGCGGGGCTGTACCTATTCATCACGCCGGCCGGTGGAAAGAGCTGGCGGGCGAACTACCAGAAAGCTGGCAAGCAAGCGACGCGCACCTATGGCCGGTGGCCGGAACTCAGTCTAGCCGATGCCCGCAAGGCCCATGGTATCGCACGCGAACCCGTGGCACATACCACGACCAAAGCCACCCCGACATTTGAAACCATGGCACGGGAATGGCTGAAACTCAAGCTCCCAACACTCTCAAACGGCAAACATCAGATCCAGGTGGAGAACACGCTGGAGCGCTTTGTCATCCCTATTCTGGGCTCCCGTACCATCGATACCATAAAGCGCGCCGAGCTGGTGGCCGTGGTACAGGCGGTACAAATTGGGGGGAAGGTGGAGACGGCGCACCGGGTGGCCGGGCGAATCGCTGCGGTGTTTGACTACGCCCAGGACGCGGGCCACATTGAGAGCCACCCAGCGGCCGGCCTGGTGCGGGTGCTGCAGTCGCGCAAGGTGAAGAAGCCGATGGCCAGCATACCCACTACAGAGGCACCGGCACTGTTCCGCGCCATTGCCGACTATGACGAACCCGTTACCAGGCTGGGCCTGCTCCTGCTGGCGCATGTGTTCGTGCGCGTGGGCGAGTTGCGGTTTATGCGCTGGACCGAACTTGTGGAAGACGGCGGCGTGTGGGTTGTGCCTGGCGACCGCATGAAGCTGCGTATACCCCACGTGGTGCCGCTGGCGCCGCAAGCCCAGGCCGTACTGGCCGAGCTGCGGGTACTGAACGGTGACCGGGAGTTTGTGCTGGAATCGCCATTGAAGCGCGGCCACCCGATCTCTGAGAACACTTTCCTGTTTGCACTCTATCGGCTTGGCTACCGTGGCCGAATGACGGCGCACGGGTTCCGGGCATCGGCGTCGACGCTGCTGCATGAGCTTGGCCACGACACGCTGGTGATCGAGGCGCAGTTGTCGCACGAGGACCAGGACAAGGTGCGCGGGGTGTACAACCGGGCGGCGTACTTGTCGCAGCGTCGCGAGATGATGCAGGCGTGGGCAGATTATCTGGATACGCTCCGAAAGTCGGCTTGACGTATCAGGAACACTTCTTCGCGCAGGCTGGGCAAAGCGGTCCATCCAACGTCAAGCACCAGCCGGCGGCCAGCGCCTCGACTTCAGCGACCTCGCTCACGCGGTCGCATAGCTCGCAGTGCAGACGGCCGTGATCATCTGCCCACACCGAATCATTGGGCGCGCTCATGCGGCCTTCCCCATTTTTTGGAGTTCCGCCGCCATCGCTGCGTCGATCTCCGACGCCAGCCACAGAGACTGTCTGCCGCGTTTCCGCGGTGCCGGGTACGTGCCTGCCTTGATCGCGGCATAGAACGCCGTCTTTTTGTGCGCTGTGCGGGCGAGTACCTGGTCGAGGGTCAGGAATACGTCGGGGGTCATGCGGAAGCCCTTTCCGAGACGGTGGCCGGGTCGAGGTTGGCGGCGGCGATCGCGCACAAGGCATCAAAGTATTTCTCGTGCGTCATTTCCGCATCTGTCAGCAGTTCGTAGATGCCGCCGTCCGTAGGGCCTCCCCAGCATCCGGTCGAAACCTTCCCGCATTCGACTCGATGAGCGAGTTTGTACAGCGCAGACGCAAGGTCTGCGTTGGTATCGGCGTCCAGTTTCAGCGTGAGCCGGAACGCGCGCATTGGGGCTTCGGTCATCACACCCCTTCCTTCCCGGCCCGCTGGGCGCTGGCGAGGCGGCGGAGTGCCGCGGCGTACAACCCACAGACTGCCTTTGCCTCTTCGCGGCCCGTATAGTCGTAGTCGTAGGGCTCGCCACGCTCCACCGTCTCGCAAACGACGTGGTAGAACTCGGCAAGTGCTGCGTCGAACTCATCTTGAGACGCCAGCGCCTCCACGCCCTCCTGCGCGTCCTCAAGCCCGAGTTGTTCCAATGACCAAGCGCAAATTCACCGAGCTTGAACGCGAGCTAATGAAGCGGCTCGACAAAGCGGAATCGGCCCTCGCCGCCGCACAGGCAGAGCTAGCAGCACGGTCCAGCATAGCCCAAGCCCTCAGCGAAGGCCGAATCGCTTCAGTCACCATCGACCGCACTACGCTGGCCACGTCACTCGGCAACGTCCGCATCGTGGTGGAGCTGGACGTGATATGAGCCGAACCATCAAGCGACCATACCGCAAGTCGCGAGCAATCGACCGCACCTG